AGCGAGTGTGCGAAGTCCTTGGCTTCGATGTAGCCGACAGGCAGGTCGCCACGCGTGACGATGTAATCGGGGGCTCCTCACTCGATGCGCCGTGTCTCGTTCACTGCCCGGACGTCCGGGGCGAGTTCCTCGATCAACGTCTTGAGGGCCGGGCGGTGTGTATGTTCGGTGGCGTTGCCCTGTCTGAGGTTGTCGTCGAGCTCGTGCAAGTACGTGCGGAAGGCGGCTTCCGCGCTCGCGGGACCTGCGGCCACTTTCGTCACCCGGACACCCCACGAGCGCAGTTCCCCAGCACGTCAGACTTGTTACTGCAGGAGAGGTCGTAGTCGGCCATCGGACAGAGGCTATCACCATGCCGGCTGGCACGGTAAGACGGCGACGCCGGCGCCCGCCTGCCCAGCTGTGTCTGATTCGCGTCGCGGAGCGGCGTCTTCCCTGTGGCAAGGAACCTTTGACCCGTCCGCCGTCCTTGCGATCGTCGCAGCGTGTGGGGGTAGGGAGTCAGTCACTGTAGACGCTCATGCCCCACCCTGCCCGCCCGGCGCCCGTGCGAAATCCCGAAACTGACGCTTTTCAGGCGACGGGTTTGGACTGTCTGCGTGACAGGTTTCTGGAGGAGCTCACGCCAAGACACTCAGTCCACGTGGGGATGGACGCACTCCCGCTGGATCCGCCCCCGTGGGCTCAGGCTAGTCGCAACACGATCAACTGCAGGTCATCGCGGAGCCTGTCGGAGAACGCTAGGACGGCATCTCGCACACCCTCCGCGACCTCTTGCGGCGAGCGGCCGCGCAAGCCATCAACGGTCTCCAGCAGGCGCGTCTCGCCGAACATCTCGCCGTCGCGGCGGGCCTCGGTAACGCCGTCGGTGTAGAGGACCAAGTACTCCTCGGGGGTGAGCATCGCGTGGCTATTCGTGTAGGGGCGCTCGTAGAGGCCCAGCGGCAGGCCAAAGCTGACAGCAAGGGGCCGGCAGGCGAACGCACCCAGATGGACCGGAGCGGGGTGCCCGGCGCTGGCGTAGGTGAGCTGGCCCGTTGTGGGATCGAGCAGCGCGCAGAAGAGGGTCACGTGCGGGTCACTCGGGTCGAGCCTCAGCAGCTCGTTGACCTTGCCAAGAATGTAGGCCGGTGAGGAATCGATCATGGCGAAGGCGCGTGCCGTCGCGCGGACCGTCTCGGTGTGACCGGCGGCTCGCACGCCCTTGCCGGCTACGTCGCCGATCAGCACGACGACGTGGCTGTCGTCGAGGAGGAAGAGGTCGCCGAAGTCGCCACCGACAAGATCCGAGGCGAAGGCCCTGCTCGAGACGATGTCGATCTCAAGGCCCGGCACCTGGGGCAGGTCGTGGACGAAGTTCTCCTGCAGGGTCTCGGCGACCCGGCGCTGGATCTTATAGAGGCGGGCGCTTTCAAGCATGCCGGAGACAAGGTCGGCGACTCGGCTTGCGAAATCGATCTCGGGCTCGGTGAAGATGTGTTGCCGGCTGTGGTTGAAGAACAGAGCGCCGACCACCTTGCCGTGTACGACAAGCGGGACCGTCAGGACGGAGCGCACGCCCCAAGCGTGCTGCAGATCGATATCGACCCGCAGATCGGTCTCGCAGTCGTCGATGGCGACCGCCTTACGGGTCTCGCTGGCTTCGCTTGCGTACCGCACCTGCTCAAGCGGGATCGGTACATCAAGCACCTCGTCGGGCACGTTCCAGAGGTGGCGCGGCACCCAGCCCTCCCCCTCGAGCGAGCACATGGTGGCCGACTCGGCCCCCATCGCCACACCCGCCCGCGGCACGACGGCGTCGAGGATCTCCTCGGGCTCGAGCAGCGTGGTGATGACGCTGGCGATCTCACCGACGGCCCGCAACCTCTCCTCGCTTGCCCGCAGGGCATCGGCGGCGCGCTGACGCTCGGTGATGTCGGTAAAGAGGACGGTGATACCGTCGGCACTGGGGTAGTCGCGCTCTTCGAACCAGCTGTCAAAAGGCGGATAGTAGGAGTCGAAGAGGCGAAACTCGCCGTGCTCCATGGCGGCGCGCTTGTTGGTCTCGAAGTCGCTACCCACCGCCTCGGGGAACAGCTCCCAGAAGTTGGCGCCCACAGCGTCCTTGCCGCCCGGGAACAGCTCGGCCGCAGCGTCGTTCAGGTAGGTCACACGCCACAAGCGGTCCAGCGTGTAGAAGCCATCGGTGATGGCGGCCAGGGTCGTAGCGAGCGCCGCGCGTGACTCAATGAGCTCCTGCTCAGTGCGCTTGCGCTCGTTGATCTCACGAAAGTAGATGCTGATGCCGGCCTGGGTCGGGTAGACGCGGACCTCAAGCCAATCGCCGGTCACCACGGAGCGGTGCTCATTGACCGACGGCTTGCCCAGTTCCATCGCCTCTCGATAGTGCTGTGCTAGGGGGGCGTCCTCAAGCTGCGGAAGGAGCTCCCAGATCACCTTGCCGAGGACCTCGTCGCGGCGCTTGCCCAGGAGGCGCAACATCACTTCGTTGACGTACGCGTAGCGGTACTCCCAGTCCAGCGCGGTGAAGCCCTCGTCGATCTCCTCGAGCACAGCGCGCATGCGAGGGTTGTGGTGGCCACGACTATCGAGCGCACCGCCGAGGCCGCTCTCGAACGACGAAGGCTCAGCGCACGACGCGGCGCATCGCGTCATGCGCACCCCCAGGCCGCCGTCCAGATGCAGTTCGAGTGAGTCCATGAGCTGGGAGATGATGAACAGACCGCGGCCGTGATCGTTCTGCGGGTCGGGCAGCGCGTCGCTGTCGAAGGTGGTGATGTCGAAGCCGCTTCCGTGGTCGCGCACATCCGCGACCAGACTGCCCTTCTCGAAGCCAAGCGACAGCTCGACGTCGAGCTCGCTGCCGCTATGGCTGACCGCATTGGCTACGGCCTCGTCGACACAAAGCACGACATCGCTGATGAGCTGTTCGTCGGTGCAGTAGAGGCGCAGGTAGTCGCGGATACGCTCGCGGGCGCGCAGCAGGTGTGCCGGTTCGGGAGGCATACGGAAATGCAGGCGCGGTGGCTCCGTCTGTGTCCGTGCGCTGTTCTGCGTCAAATGGGTCCCCCGACACCACTAGGAACGATCGCGTCATCTTACGACCGTCATCCGGCACCTGCGACCGTTGCTGTGACCAGGCTCCAGGCCGAGCGGATGCGCCTCCGCCCGCCTGGACCTCAAGACTCGACGCCGGTGTCGGCGCACGCACCATCTCGGCGTGACGGGTTTCTCATGATGCGGGCATGGTCGTCGTGCTTTGCGCTCACTGCCGCCAACCCCTTCCGCCACGCAGAACGCGTGGGCCGGCTGCTTCGTATTGCTCCCGAGGCTGCCGGCAGGCAGCCTATGTTGCGCGCCGCCGAGCGCAGGCCGGGCTCGAGGAGCTGGTCGGCGCCGCCGCCGCGCAAACGATTGTCCCAGCGCTGGCGCCGGCCGACGCCGACTCCCAGGTGCAGCAAGCCATACTCGACGGTCGCGGCATCGCCGGTGCCTTCATCCGGCTGCGCCGCGAGGCGCGCGTCGAGCTCGGCTGGCGCTGCGCCAAGATCGGCGAGGCGATGCTCGACGCCATGGACCGCTACTTCCCGGAGGTCGGCTGATGTCGCTCGCGCTCGAGACCGTGCCGGTCGCGTCCCTGACGCTTGACCCGGCCAACGCGCGCAAGCACGGCTCGCGCAACCTCGAGGCGATCGCCGGGAGCCTGCGACAGTTCGGCCAGCGCCGGCCGCTTGTCTGCCGGCGCGCCGGCGGACAGACCATGGTCGTCGCCGGCAACGGCACCCTCGAGGCGGCGCGCTCGCTGGGCTGGACCGAAGTTGTCATCACCGTCGTGCCGGACGACTGGACCGCCGAGCAGGCGAAGGCGTACGCGCTGGCCGACAACCGCACGGCCGAGCTCGCGACCTGGGACGAGGGCGTGCTCGCCGAGCAGCTCGGCGACCTCGACGCGCTCGGCTTCGATCTCAACAGCATCGGCTTCGACGGGCTGCCGGCGCTTGACCTCGGCGCCGGCGCCGACGACGTGGGCGAGGCGCCGCTCGACCCGGTCTCGTCGCGGGGCGATCTGTGGCTCTGCGGTCCGCACCGCGTCATCTGTGGATCCAGCACGGACGCCGGCGCCGTGGCGCGGCTCTTCGCCGACGACCACTGCCAGTGCATCATCACCGACCCGCCGTACGGCGTCGCCTACGTCACCTCGCTCGACAAGACGATGCGCGATCAGGGGAAGGTTCCGCCGCGGCACCGCGCGATCGCCGGCGACGACACATCGGACCCGGTGCTCGAGGCGCTGGTCAAGGATTCGCTCACGCTCGCCTGCGCGCACGCCGCCCAGGGCGCCGGCTGCTACGTCTTCCATGCCGACTCGAAGCGCATGCTCTTCGAAGCGTCCATGGCGCGCGCCGGCTTTCTCGTTCACCAGACGCTCGTCTGGGTCAAGCAGCGCATCACGCTTGGCCACATGGACTACCTCTCGCAGCACGAGCCGGTGCTTTACGGCTGGAAGCTCGGCGGCAAGCACGACTGGTACGGAGGCCGGCGGCGATCGGCCCTGGTGGCCGACGAGGCGCCCGACCTCGAGCGCCTGACGGGCGACGGGGCACTCGAGCTCCTGCGCGACCTCTACTCCGCCACCACGGTCATCCGCCACGACCGCCCGGTGAAGTCGACGGAGCATCCCACCATGAAGCCGGTGGGCCTGCTGGCGCGCTTCGTCGTCAATTCCACCAAGAAGGGCGACCTCGTCTACGACCCGTTTCTCGGCTCCGGCTCGACGCTCATCGCCGCCGAGACCCAGGGTCGGCGCTGTGTCGGTTGCGAGCTCGACCCGGGCTACGTCGATGTCATCGTGCGGCGCTGGGAGGAGGCGACCGGCGGCAAGGCGGTGCTCGAGCGTGGCGAAGGGTAGACCGCCGGATCCTGGCCGGGAGCGCCGAGGCACAGGCAACCGCGCGACGGTCGGTCGCGCCAAGGCGGCGACCGCGCGCGCGCTGCCCGCGCCGGTGGAGGTCGTCGGCGCCGAGCCGCCGGATGGCCTGCCAGAGGCAGTCGCGCCGCTGTGGAGCGTGTGTGTCACGGAGATGGCGGCGAACCGTCACCTGCGCGCGCCGGACCTCATCCTGCTCAAGGCATACTGCGAGGCGATCTGGCTTCACGAAGAGGCCGCGGCGCAGATCCATCGCCTCGGTATGCTCGTCGCCGGCGATCGCGGGCCGATGGTCAACCCGCTCATCCGGGTGCAGAAGGACGCCGCGCAAACGATGCGTCAACTGGCCGACGTGCTCGGTCTGAACCCCTCCGCGCGCATCCGCGCGGGTCTCATGGAGGTCGCCGGGGCCAGCATGGTGCTAGGTATTCGCGACCGCCTGGTCGGCGAGCTCACCAAGGGCGCCAAGTGAGCCGCGCGCGGCTCTACATCTCCGTGGTGGCCGACGTCTTGGAGGCGCGCGACTTCCGCTGCGAGTCCTGCGGGGCGCCCGACATCGAGCACGTGCACCACATCATCCCGGTCTCCGAGACCGGGATCTGCGCGGTGCTCGCGACCGAGCCGGCCAACATGATGGTGCTCTGCAACGACTGCCACGTGCTCTTTCATCCCGGCTCGCGCAACCGCAACATGTGGTGGCACATGCAGCTTGTCGCCGACGCGCGCGGTCGATCACTGGGGGCCTTCCGATGAGCGATCGCCCCAAGGCCGGCAAGCCGCCGGACCTCACCCAGCCGACCGAGATCCTGCGCTACCTGTGCGGCGTCGAGTGCGAGCGGCTGGTCGTCGCGCTGTCGATCGAGGCCAAGCGCGAGCTCGTCTTTCCCGAGACCACGGTCATCATCCGCGACATCGAGCGGCTCACCGCCGAGCTCGAGCGCCGCGATGCCGAGGCCGCGGCCGGCGGCGTCGCCGCGGCGCCGGCGAACTCGGCGCAAGCGACTCCTTCCGCCGGCTGGGCGCCGGCCGACCTGCCGAGCCTGGGGGACTGACATGGCACGGCGCACCGTTCGGGAGCTCGAGCGCGATAGCGCCGGCGCGCTGGCCGCATCGGTCGTCGAGCTGTTCATGCTCGAGCACCTACGCTTCACCGGCGGCACCCTCGCCGGCCGGCCGATGCGGCTGGCGCCGTTCCAGCGCGACAACATCGTGTGTCCCATCTTCGGTACGCTCGATGCTCGCGGCCGGCGCGTCTACCGCGAGGCGCTCGTCGGGCTGCCGCGCTGGGGCGGCAAGAGCCAGCTCTCGGCGGCGCTCGGGCTCACCCTCATGTACACCGAGCCGACCTTCGAGGGCGAGTACTACGTCGTGGCCACCACGCGCCAGCAGGCCGGCATCGTCTTCGAGAAGGCCAAGCGCATGGTGCTCATGGACGACCTGCTGCGCGGCATCACCCGCGTCTACCGCAACGTCTTGGAGATCCAGGAGACCGGCGCGCTGTTTCGCGTCCTGCCCTGGGACGCCGACACCGCCCAGGGCTACCATCCGACGACGGCGATCATCGACGAGTACCACGTGCACCGCGACTCATCGATGCGCGAGGCGCTCATCTCCGGCATGGTCGGCGTCGAGCAGGGCCTGCTCATCACGATCTCGACCGCCGGGCCGGAGCGCAAGGGCCCACTCTGGGACCTGCTGCGCGACATGCTCGGCGAGCCGGGGCCGCACGCCGGGCCGGCACGCCGGGACCCGCGCGCCTACGTCTACTGGGCCGGCGCCGGCGCAGACGACGACGGGCGCGACCCGAGGGTCTGGCGTGCCGCCAACCCGGCGCGCTGGATCACCGCGCGCATGCTGCGCGACCAATACCGCACGCTGCCGTTCCCGGTCTTTGAGCGGCTCCATCTGAACCGCTTCCCCTCGAGCGGCACGAGCCGCGCCTACCCGGCCGATCTCTGGGACGCCTGCGCCGCGCTGCCCAGCTTCGATGCCGACTCCCCCACCATGCTGGCGCTCGACGCCTCCTGGACACGCGACTCGACGGCGCTCGTGGTCGACCAGCGGTCGCCGGCCGGGATCCACAACCTCGAGTGCTACGTCTGGCGCAAGGACGGTGCCATGGGCCACATCGACCACGAGGCCGTCGAGGCCAAGATCGTCGAGCTCTGCCGGAAGCTCAACGTCGTGCGGGTCGGCTGCGACCCCAACTACTTCACGCGCTCCATGCTGCGCCTGGAGCACGACTTCCGGGTGCCCATCGAGGAGTTCCCTCAGGAGAACAAGCGCATGAGCTCGGCCGCCATGACGCTGTTCGATGTGCTGCAGGAGGGCCGGTTGGCGCACGGCGGCGCGCGCGAGCTCCGCTCCCAGGTCCTGAATGCCGGCGTGAAGGCGACGCCCTACGGCTGGCGCCTGACAAAGGTCACCGACGACGCCAAGATCGACGCCGCGGTGGCGCTGGCCATGGCCGTCTACCTGGCCGAGTCGGAGGCCAACGCCTTCACACCGTCGTTCGCCAAGACGGGCGGGGTGTGGAGCATCCCGTTGGCCTGAGTCAGGCAGCCTCGCCGGCCGGCCCTTCAACCAACTGAATGTCCATCCCGCCACAGACGGGGCAGGCAACGAGGGCGTCCTCCACGTCCGGAACGAATTCCGTCTTTTCAAAGTGTTGACCGCCGTCCTCGCATATGAAGTATGGCGTGCTCATCCTCTGCCTCCCTTCGCTTCGAGTGTTCCCACGAGCAACAAAGAGTCGGTTGGCTTTGGCGATGCAGACAGGTACCATCGCGGTACGGGGATGGAGTCCCCCTTTGAGCGCCCCACCCGGGGCTGATGGCTCCTGTCGCGCAAACGAAAGCGCCCACAGGGTCATCGCAAGGAGGACTCGTCATGCAGCAGCTTTTCACGATCGCCGCCCTTTGGCTTGCCTTGGCCGTCGTCGCCGCCGTTGTCGCCCACCGCCTGCACATTGCCATTGCGCTGGTCGAGATCTGCGTCGGCGTGGCCGTCGCGGCGATCGCCGCTCACTTCGGCTGGTTTGCCAGCCTTGGCTCCGACCAGTTGTGGCTCCAGTTTCTCGCCTCGACGGGGGCTGTCTTGCTCACCTTCCTGGCCGGTGCGGAACTCGACCCCGCGGTCATCCGCACCAAGCTCGCCGAGGTCTCGGTGGTCGGGTTGGTCGGCTTTGCCGCACCGTTTCTGGTCTGCGCCGCTGCCGCCCACTGGCTGCTAGGCTGGGACTCGCAAGCCAGCCTGCTGGCCGGCGTGGCGCTCTCCACGACCTCGATGGCGGTCGTCTACTCGGTCATGCTGGAGACCGGCTTCAACCGCACCGACTTCGGCAAGGGCATCCTCGGCGCCTGTTTCATCAATGACCTGGGCACGGTAATCGCCCTCGGTCTGCTCTTCGCCCCCTTTACCTACAGGACCGGGGTGTTCATCGCGACCACGGCCGGGGTCATCGTGGCGCTGCCCTTCGTCATCAACCGGCTGACGCGTATCTACGGACACCGCACCGCTGCCATCCGCACCAAGCTCATAATGCTCGTGCTGCTCGGCCTCGGCGCGCTGGCCTACTGGGCCGGCAGCGAAGCGGTGCTGCCGGCCTACATCGTCGGCATCGTGCTGGCCGGCGGCGCGGCCCAGGACCACCACTGGATCAGGCGGCTGCGCACCCTGACGGTCGGCTTTCTCACGCCCTTCTACTTCCTACGGGCCGGCATGCTGGTCAGCGTGAATGCCGTGGTCGGTGCGCCCCTTGTGGTGCTTGCGCTCTTTGCCGCCAAGGTCGGGGCCAAGATCTTCGGCCTCTCTCCCGTGATCGGCCGCTTCCGGCGAGAGCGCTCGGAGCGATGGTACTACACCCTCATGATGTCGACCGGCCTGACTTTCGGCACGATCTCGGCGCTCTACGGCCTGAGCCACGGCATCGTCACGCAGAAACAGTATTCGTACCTCGTGGCTGTCGTCATCGGCACAGCGGTCATCCCCACGCTGGTCGCCAGCCTTGCCTTCGTGCCGCGCCACCTGCTGCCGCAGGCGGAGGTCGAGGTCGCTGTCGGGGTGGCGGTTGCAGCGTCAGGGCATCCCGTCACGAGGCAGACTCCCGTCGTGCCGGACGAGATCTACGCGGAGGCGCTGGAGGAGCTCGACCTCGAGGAGGAAGAAGAAGAGGAGGTCGGCGAGGAGGGGTAACGGCGTCACACGCTGCAGACCAATGAAGGCGCTGACAAGCGTGTAACGCCAGGCCAGCAACGGCGTGACGGGCTTTTCACACTTGGGGTCGTCGACCGGCTCGAGGTGAGGTGCCCGTGAACCTGAACCCGCTGCGCCTCTTCGGCGCTCATCCCAAGAAGCGCGCGCTGGACGAGTCCAGCGAGCTCTACCGTGCGCTCGCGGTCTACGCGCAAACCGCTTCTGGCTTCTCCGTCAACGACGAGACCGCGCTGACCTCGGTGGCCGTGCTCGGCTGCCTGCAGGTCCGCGCCGGCTCGTTCTCCGCGCTCCCGCTCAAGGTCCGCCAGCGTGTCGGGCGCGATCGCCTCGAGCGCGACGACCATCCGGTCTACCGACTCCTCTCGGTGGCGCCGAACCCGATGCTCACCGCGCCGCAGTTCTGGCGCTGGAAGCAGATTCAGGAGGATCTCACCGGCAACGCCTTCGCCCGGGTCATCTGGGACGGCGGCGAGCCGGTCGAGGTGTGGCCGATGACCGGGCCGCTGCCGACCATGCGCACCACGTCGGTGGGCATGGCCTACGCCTACGGCGGCGACGTCTGCGTGCCGGCCGGCGTCTACCCGGCCAACCAGATCCTGCACTTCAAGGGCCAGGTTCTGCGCAACCCGTACTGGGGCCGGTCGATCATCAACCTGGCTCGCGACGTCATCGGCCTGGACATCGCCACCGAGCAGTTCTTCGCCCGCTTCCTGGCGAACGGCAACCACTTCCCGGGCTACCTCTCGACCGAGCAGGACTTAACCGACGAGGACTACGAGGCACTCAAGGAGCAGTTCAAGGGCACAAGCGGCGTACTCACCGCCGGCGAGCTGCGCATCTTCGATCGCGGCCTGAAGCTCCTGCAGAACGCCATGAGCCTCAAAGACGCGCAGTTGGTCGAGGAGCAGCGCTGGCTCCTAGAGCAGATGTGTCGCCTCTTCCGTGTGCCGCTCCCGCTCCTGCAGGACTGGACGCACGGCACCTACACCAACGCCGAGCAGGCCGGGCTGTGGTTCGGCCAGCACACGCTCACGCCGCTTGCGGTCGACACCGAGGCCGTCATCGCGCAGCGCATGTTCTTGGCCAGCGAGGTCGCCGCCGGCTACTTTGTGAAGTTCAACATCGACTCCCTGCTGCGCGGTGACTTCGCCGCCCGCACCGCCGGCTACTCGGTGCTCATCCTCTGCGGCGTGCTGTCGCCCAACGAGGCGCGCGCCTTCGAGGACTGGAACCCCTACGACGGCGGCGACGACTACCGGCTGCCGCTCAACACCGCGCCGGCCGGCGACCCGCTCGCGCCGCCCGCAATCGTGCCGGCCGCAGACCACGCCAAGGCGCAGGAGGTCGTGCCGGCTGGCGACGCCGCGCGCAACCTGCAGGCCGGCGAGGCGGCGCGCTTCGCCGTGGCCACCATGATCCGCAACGCCGGCGATCTCATCGCGCGCCGCGCCGTCGAGGATGCAGGGCGCGGCCGGTCGGTCACCGACACCGAGGCGTTCGCGCACCGCGTGCTGGCGCCGGTCTGCGAGTCGGCGTGTCACCTCGGCGTCCAGCTATCTCCGCAGACCCTGGTCGACCACTTCGTGGCTCGGCGTGACGGCGTTCTCACAGTGGGGCCAGGTTCGCCGGCTGCAGACGAGGAGGGCGCTTCATGAACACCGAGCTGCGCACGAGGGTCGCCTCGGACCTGCGCTTCCTCGCCGCTTCGGGCGATGCGCCGGACCGCATACAAGCCAAGGCTCTCGTCTACGGCGCCGTCTCTGAGGACATGGGCGGCTGGCGCGAGGTCTTCGCGCCGGGCTCGGTCGAGCTCGACCCCGACCTGCGTATGCTCAACGACCATCAGACCGCCATGGTCCTCGGTCGCGTGAGCGCCGGCACGCTGGACGCCATGGATGACGGAAGTGGCATCGTGGCGACCGCTTACCCGCCGGACACGTCGTGGGCGCGCGACTTGCGAGTCTCGATGGAGCGCGGCGACATCGACCAGATGTCCTTCCGCTTCCAGGCGCTCGAGGACGACGTCGCCTGGGTCCCTTCCGAGGCCGCGCCCGACGGCGGCTACGTGCTGCGCACCGTCCTGCGCGCGCTGATCTCCGAGGTCTCGGTGGTGGCCATGCCGGCCTACCCGCAGACCGTGGCGCTTGCCCGCGCGAGCGTGAGCGGTGAGCTCCGCCGCCGCGTCTGGTCGGCGCTGCCGGTCGAGCTGCGCGAGGGCAAGGTGCTCTCCCAGGAGAACATGGCCGCGCTCATTCAGATCCACGACCTTACCGAGGCCGTGCTCTCCGGCGCCGACCCGAACTGGGCCGAGGCCGGCGTGGCCGCCGGCGAGGACGGCGGCGACGGCGACGCCAACGACACCGGCGCCGCCGGCGAGCGCGCAAACGATTCTTCTGACTTCGAGGTCACCGCGGGGGCCGGCGGATCGCCGGCGGACCCGTCTCGCGCCGGTTCGGCGCCGCACCTGCCCAGCTCTCGGTCCGCCACCATCTGGCTGCCGGGCGTCGGGCTCCGTTCGATCACTCAAGGAGCGTGGTCCCGATGAGGACTGACTACCGTGAGCTGGACCGGCGCGCCAGCGAGATCCGCGCCGAGACCGAGGGCATCCTGGCCAAGGGCGCCGAGATGACCTCAGAGGACCGCGACCTGCTCAACCAGCGGGTCGGCGAGATGAACACCCTAGAGCGCGTGGCGCTCGAGCTGCGCGACTCGCAGATCGACGAGCTGACCCGCCAGGTGGCCGCCGGCGCGCCCGTGCTGACCGGCACCACGCCGGAAGACCAGGCGCAGGTCGACGACTTCCGCGCCTACCTGCGCTCGGGTGAGCAGCGCGCCGCACTGGTCGCCGGCACGGGCTCCGGCGGCGGCTTCGTTGTGCCCGAGCCGGTGCACGCGCCGCTCATCGAGAAGTACCGCAAGCACTCCCCCATCATCGCCGACTGCACGGTCTTCGAGATGCAGGGCAACACGTCGATGTACCTGCCCTACAAGGCCACGCACGGCTCGATCGCTGCCACGACCGAGACCGGCGCTCGTACCGAGCGCACCGAGCCGACCTTCACCGGCGGCGCCGACACCTCGCTGCAGGCGTTCGACTACTACTCGGACCAGCGCGCCACACAGCAGCTCTTAGACGACGTCCCCGACTTCGAGCAGACCATGCTCGAGTGGCAGTACGAGGACTTCATGGAGCAGCTCAACGCCGACGCCTGCGTGGGCGCCGGATCCGCGAGTCAGCAGCTCGCCGGGATCTTCGTGTCCAACGCGACGTACATCACCAAGCTCTCCGGCTCGGCCGGAGCTTTGGTGAACACCGCGTTTCTCACGCAGTTCTTCGCGCTGCCGTTCAAGTACCGGCCCAACGCGAAGTTCTACCTGTCCTCGGTCACCCTGGCCGCGGTCATGGGGTTCACCTACCCGAACCTCGTCAACACGCCGCTCGTCCAGCCGAACGCCACGGACGGCTCGTTCTCCATCCTCGGCAAGCCGGTGGTCGAGGTCGACGACGCGCCGGCGATCGGTGCGACGAAGTACCCGGTCGCCTTCGGCGATCTGTCGCGCGCCTACGCCGTCGGCATCCACAAGCAGCCGACCATCCTGCGTGACCCCTTCACGGCCAAGCCGAACGTCATCTTCTACGGCCTGGGTCGCTTCGGCGGCATCCCGTGGGACCCCAACGCGCTCGTGCTCCTCAAGAGCAACGACGCCTGAGTGAGGGGGCTGTCATGGCTGACGTGGAGATCCGGGAGGAGGGCAGCGCCGAGCAGGCGCCGCCCGAGGCTCCCGTCGAGCAGGTCGGCGCCGAGGCACCGACCGACGAGGCGCCGGCCGACGCGGCCGCGCCCAGGGTAGGCGCGCCGCTCTGCGAGGAGCGGCTCGTCGAGGTCCGCTTCGTGCGTGACACCAACTGGTGTGTAGCCACGGCGGAGGACTCGTTCATCGAGCCGCTCGCCGCCGGCGAGCAGCGCACGCTGCCGTGGGAGACCGCGCAGGTCTTCATCGGGCAGGGCGCCGCCGTGTGGGCCGGCGACGAGGAGCTCGCCGTCAAGGCCACGGCCGGCGAGGTGGCGACGCGCAGTCGTCGCCGCCGTAAGTAGGACACCTCAAGAGGCCGCGGGAGCGTTCGGACGGGCGCTCCCGCGGCCGTGCCTGACTAGGAGGGCGTGAGTGGACCGCATCAGGCAGCAGAGCTCTGGGGACTACGCGCTCTCTGTCGTTACCATCGACCCGGCAACCGAGGCGCCCTGCACCGCGACGGGCGACCTCGGCCTTGTCGTCTATGACGGCGACGGCGTGCAGGTATTCACCGGCGAGGCGATCGGCGGCGAGGGCGTGCTCACCGCCGCCATTCCTGTCGCCAGCATGCCGCTCCTTGACACCTACGTCTGCGCCTGGTCCGGCACCGCGTCCGGCGAGCCGACGAGCTGGACCAGCCGCGTCGAGGTCTGCGGCGGCTACCTCTACGAGATCGCCGACTTCCGCAGCTACTCCCCAGAGTTTGCCGACGTCGTGAAGTTTCCCGCGGCGATGCTGCGCGCCGCGCGCGTCGCCGGCGAGCAGCGCTTCGAAAAGCACGCGCGCGTCGCCTACGTGCCGCGCGGTGGTCGCTGGTCGGGCTACATCAAGGGACACCCCGTGCCGATCGGCTACGGCATCGGCTACGAAGCCGGCTGCCAGCGCTTGGAGACGCAGTTCAACCGCGTGCGCTGCCTGCGGGCCGTCACCCAGAACGGCGTGGCCATGGCGCCGGCCGACCTCGCCTTGCTGCATCCGCTTGAGTGGGGCGCGATCGACCGCCAGCCGGGCGACTACTGGCTCGACGGGCAGCAGATCAAGGTCACGCTTGAGCACGGCTACGACGCGCCGCCCGAGCCAGTCTCCACGGCCGTCATGATCCTGGCGCGCGAGTACATCTTCCGCACCGCGCTCTCGAGCCGGGCGACCGTGGAGGCGACCGACGTCGGCTTCTTTCGCCTGTCGGTCGCCGGGCCGGGCCGACCGACCGGGATCCCTGAGGTCGACACGGCGATCCTCGAGTTCGGCCGGCGCCGGCCGCGCGTATGAGCGGCTTCCGCACCCTCGCGCCGGCGGTGCAGGCCGCGCTGCTGGCCGCGATCGCCGCCGCGGCGCCGGACACGACGTCGGTCTCGCTGGGCTACCCGCCGGGCGGCCTGGCCGCCGAGCAGGTCTGGGTGGAGGGCGACTTCGAGTTCGACGTGTCGCTCGAGACGAGCGGCTGGACGCAGCGCCAGGAGGACGGCACCACGGAGGTGCGTATCGCCGTGACGCAGACCTGCGACTCGTTCCTCGGGCCGCAATCGCGCGCGCTGGAGCTCGCCGGCATGGTCGAGGACTGTCTGGCCGCCGACCGCACGCTCGGCGGCGTGGTCGATCGCTGCGCCGTCTCCAAGGGCAAGGGCCAGGAGGCGATTCCTTCGGAGCACCAGCACCAGTTCGGCATCATCTTGACCGTCGCCTGGGCGGGCACCGCCGCGGCGTGACGGTCCTTTCACGATGGGGGCTGTGATGAGGCACAAGTTCACGATCGCGCAGAAGGTCTGGGGCGAGTTCCACGGCGAGTTCTTCTCGGGCTCCTTCTCCTACGAGGCGGGCACGCACGTCACTCGCACCGCCGGCGAGGAAGAGCTGTTCGAGCACCTCGTCGGGCTCGGGCTGGCCGCTCGCGTGACGCGCGCGCCGGCGCCCGGCCGACCGTCGCCGGCGCAAACGATTACCTCGGAGGTCTGACCATGGCTGGGGCTCTGCAAATCGGTAGGGACATCATCGGCGTCGCCAAGCAAGCCGGCGCCGGTGTGCTCGCTGCCAACCCGACCTTCGCGCACGGCGTCTCGACTGGCTCCGACCCGAGCGTCTCGATCGGCCAGGCCGACGACCCGCAGACCTCGGCCGGCCGCGCCGCGCCGGGCGCGTACCGCTCGTCGGTGGACGAGAAGTTCACCTTCGATACGCGCGCCTGGCAGAAGTCGATCGGGCTCTATCTGCTGGCCATGCTCGGCAACGACGGCGTGACCGGCGGGCCGGCCTACGTCCACGTGCTGACCCAGGGCCTGACCGTGCCCTACCTCTCGATGTTCTCCAAGAAGGGCGACGGCACGATCATCGCCGTGCGCGACTGCAAGCTCTCCAAGCTCGAGTTCGCCTGGCAGGACAACCAGCCGCTGGTCGTCTCGGTCGAGGCGGACGGCTGCGTGCTCTCGTTCCCGCTGACCTTCACGCCCGGCACCGACGAGTCGGGCACGCTCGGCTACTACACGCCGGTGGGCGGCACGTTCAAGTACGACGTCGCTTCGGCCGTGCCGGTCGTGGCAGCGATCACCGGCGGCAAGATCACCCTCGCCCAGGACATCAACACGCCCGTCTTCTCCGGTCAGGTAGAGGCCGGCGATGCCATCGAGGGCAACCTCGCAGTCGACGTCTCGTTCGACTGCATCCCGGCCGACACCACGCTGTGGCGCAAGATCGTCACGGGCACCATCAACGGCGCTGCGATCGCCGCGGCGCCGCAGTACGGCTCGTTCGAGATGACCTTCGCCAAGGGCGCCGATTCGCTGAAGTTCGGCGCCTACAACGTGGGCTTCCTGGCCGACCTGCCCGGCGCCGACGCCAAGGGCGGCGCCGCCCAGATGACCGTGGCGGGCTCCGCCTACCCGGCCGCCGCCGGCGGCACGCCTATCACCGCCACCCTGACCAACGCGGTCGCGTCCTACTAAAGGGGGAGCCCATGAAGCGCGTCATCGTGCGCTATGTCGGAGGGGCCGAGGAGACCGCCTGGCTCCAGCCCTTCGACGACATGCTCAAGAACCGCGAGCTCGCCCGCCCGCTCTACCGCGACCCCGAGAGCGGCGAGTCGTGGATCACCGACGCCGAGCGCATGGCCTGCCAGGCGTTCTTCGCCTTGCAGCGCGCAGCGCGCGTCTCGGAGGGCGAGTTCATGGACTGGTACAAGCGCGTCGAGGAGATCGAGCCGCGCCTCTCGCACCGCGATGTGGACGACCTCTTATCGACGGGCGCCGTGGACGCCAAGACGGCGGCCTTTCTCAACAAGCGCGTCGACGAGCTAGGTGATGGCGCGGGGGAATCTCAGGCGCCGCCTTCGCTATAGCGGATGCGGCGCTGGCGGCGGGCTTCGGTCTGGACATGCAGCGCTGCGACGGCGAGGTCTTCGCCGCCCTGATGGTCCGGCTCGAGGACGCCGAGCGGGCGCGCCGCCGGGAGGAGTTGCTGGCGCGCTTCAAGGAGGGCAAGGCGTGAGCGGGATATCGGGCAAGGTCATCGGGGCCGGGACGACCGGGTTCTCCGCCGAGTTTCGCATCGAGGGGCTCGAGGAGACGCTCGCCGCGCTATGCGCGCTGGACCGCGACATCTACGCGGGGCTCATCCGCGCGCTTAAGACCGTGGGCGATCTGCTGGCCGCCGACGCCGACGCCGCTGCGCCGCTGGGCGCCAAGGGCGGCTACTTCACCCGCATGAGCGTGCGCGGCCAGAAGGTCGGCGTGAAGGTCGGCGCCCGCGCGGGCTCGGTCGCCGGCCGCAACGCCGCCATCTTCGAGTTCGCCGGCACGCGCATGCAGTCGCGCCTCGGCGGTCCCATCACCGGGCAGGGCGCCGCCATGGTGAGCTGGCTCGACGGCTTCGGCAAGCCGGGCCGCTTTCTCTGGGCGTCCTGGGATAAGAGCAAGGACCGTGCCGAGGTCCAGATCCGCACGATGATGAGCCAGGCCGAGCGCATCTGCCGGGAGCGCTTGAACGCCGCCGGCGAGGCGTTCTGATGGCCGTTGTCGTCAACGTGTACGGCAAGGCGTCGCTTGCCCAGATCGACAAGGCGCAGGCGCAGCTCGCCGGCCTGCGCCGCGAGGCCGCGGCGCAAGCCGGTCCGTGGAAGAGCATGGGCTCGGCGATCAGCTCGACCTGGGCCAAGATCGGCTCGACCGTCGCCGCCGTCGCCGTCGCGCGCTGGCTCAAGGGCTCGGTCGACGCCGCGCGCAGCTACCAGCTCGGGCTGGCGCAGCTGCGCACCGCCGTGCTCGACACCAACAAGGCCGAGGGTGGGCACGCCGCCGCGCTGGCCGCCTCGAAGACCAGCTCGGTCGCGGTGACTTCTTCGCAGGTCGCCCTCGCGAAGGCGGCGGCCGCCGCCGCGAAGGCCGCAAAGGATCACGGCAAATCGTCGCTTGCCTACCGCAGTGCCGCGGTGGCCGAGCAGAAGGCCGAGCTCGCGCTCTCCGCCGCCGAGGTCAAGCACCGCAACGACCTGCAGACGCTGCGCTCGGCGGTGGACGGCGGCAAGGTCATGTGGGCCGGCTACCAGGCTCAGATGCAGAAGGTCGTCACCACGCAGTCGCAGCTCTCCGCCTACTCGCGCGGCGATCTCGAGGGCGCACTGACGGCGCTCACCCAGACGACGGGCTCGGCGTCCAAGGGGCTCTCGCTGCTGGCGCTGACCACCAACCTGGCGCGGGCCAAGCACATGGACCTCGAGAAGGCCGCGACGCTCGTGGGCAAGGTGGCCGACGGCAACACCACGGCGCTCAAGCGCTACGGCATCGTGCTCGACAAGGGCGCCACGGCGACGCAGGCGCTGGCCGCGATGAACGCCAAGTTCGCCGGCGCCGCCAAGACCTACGGCGACTCGTCGGCCGGCGCCGCGGAGAAGTTCCACAACTCGCTGCAGCAGCTGCAGATCACCGTGGGCACGGCGCTGCTGCCGGTCATCAACCGCCTCATGGGCTACCTCAACACCGGCCTGGGGCTGTTCCAGAAGCTGCCGGGGCCGGTGAAGACCGTGGTGGTGGCGCTCGGCGCCCTGGCCGGCGTGGCCGCGCTCATGGCGCCGTTCGCCTCGGGCATCCTCGCCGTGGGCAAGGCCATGCAGCTCGCGCAGCTCGCCTCGAAGGTCTGGGCCGCCGCGCAGTGGCTGCTCAACGCCGCCATGGACGCCAACCCCATCGGGCTCGTCGTGGTGGCGATCGCCGCGCTCGTCGCCGCCTTCGTCATCGCCTACAAGCGCTCGCAGACCTTCCGCGACGTCGTGCTCGGCGCCTGGAATGCGATCAAGTCGGCGACGAGCTCAGTCTTCAACTGGATCGTCTCGTTCTTCAAGCGCTGGGGCACGCTCGTGCTCGCCGCGCTCACCGGCGGGCTGGGGCCGGCGGTGCTGTGGGTGCTCGGCCACTGGGCGCAGATCCGCAGCGCCGCCTCGGACGCCTTCGGCGCCGTGGTGAGTCTCGCCAAGGGCTTCGGCGGGCGCGTCCTGGGTGCCGTGGGCAACCTCGGGTCGCTGCTCTACTCGGCGGGCCAGGCCGTAGTGCATGGCTTCGTCAACGGCATCACGAGCGTCTGGAGCTCCGTGACCAGCACGATCTCTCACCTGCTGTCGGGACTGTCGAAGGCGGCCAAGAAGCTGCTCGGCATCTCGAGCCCGAGCAAGGTCTTCGCCGACATCGGCCGGCAGACCGCGGCCGGGCTGGCCGCCGGCATGGACGGCGGGCGCGGCCTGGTGAGCGCCGCGGCCGGCCGCATGGTCGGCGCTTCGCTTGGGGGGGCGAGCGGCTACGGCGGCGGCGCCGGCGGCGCCCTCGTGGTGGCGCCCGGGGCCATCGTCGTGAATCTCTACGGGGCCGACGCGGGCGGCTCGCCGGCGGCGATCGGCCAAGCCGTGTCGAGCGCCGTGGCGCCCGCCTTCGACTCACTTGCCCGCGAGGTCCGCCGGGTGGTGAGGCGCTGATGCCGACGCACGTCTTCAAGCCGACCGAGATGGGCAACGGCGGGCGCACCAACGCGCCGGTCAACGTCACCGGCGGAACCAACCAGATCGTCGTCACCCAGGACGGGCTCGACACGACCTACATCCGCTTCGCCAACGGCGGCGCGCCCTACCCGCTCGACTGGGCCGATGGCTTCCCGGACCTCATCCCGTTCAACGGCGAGCGCGTGGTGTCGGTCTGCCCATACTGCCGCTCGAAGTCTCCCGGGCCGAGCGTGGCGCGCATCCTGGCCGGCGCCGTGGTACTCCCCAGCGGGCCGATTGTGGAGGGCGCCGCGCTCTCGCTGCCGGCCGGCTCCGCGGTCATCGCTAACTATGCGCTGGCGCCGCAAGTCGGGCAGTTCCTCGACCCGCTGACCGGCGCCGAGTGGAACCCGTACTTCGGCTCGGACCTGCTCACCGTCACCCTGCGCGACCCGAACGCCTACGCCAACGCCGCCTACTGGTACGAGGCGGGGCTCAACGTCTACACCACGAAGAAGGCGGCGATCGCCGCGCCGACCGTCGCGCCGGTCACGGGCGGCACGAACAACACCACGGCGTTCCCGACGTTCTCCGCCGTCGTGTCCGCCCTCGTTGAGAGCTGGCAGCTGTACTCAGGCGGCGAGTTCTGCACGACCGGCCGCGTCGAGTTCTCGGTCTTCCGCGCCGCCGATGCCGGCGCCGGCGCCTCGCCGCCCGCCGGCATCACGCCCGTCATGCGCCAGGTGGCGACCTTCGACTGCAACACGTATATCGACGGCGTGACGCTCTCGACCGTCACCGTCCCGGCGAAGGCGGCGACGCCGCTGCCCGACGACAACTACGTGGTCTACGCCAGGGCCGTGCGCGACCACCCCAGCGGGCTCGACGTCGACCCGACCGGCACCAGCGCTTGGACCGCCTACCAGCGGCTCGCCTGGTCGCAGCTCATCGGCGCGCCGCAGCCGCCGGGCGCCGGCTATGCCGCCGACGCCGCCGGCCAGGGCATCATCCTGCACGCCTACCTCTCGGCGCCGGCCGCCTACACGCAGAGCTCCGGGCTGGCCTACCTCGAGCGTCTCGTGGGCGGCGTCTGGCGCGCCGTGCGCGGCATGACCGGCGTTCCCGTGCCCGCCGCCAACGACCACACGGTCGGCGAGGACTTCGAGTGCGACCGCACGATCACCAACACCTACCGCCTGCGCTCGAGCTACGTGAACGCCACGGACGGCACGCTCGCCTACTCGACATGGACGACCTTCGCCGTCGCCGGGCCGGCGCCGCTCGGGACCGGCTGGAATCTCAAGGCCGTCAACCTCATCGCCTCGTCCTGGCTTTCCGCCGGCATCCTCACCGAGCCGACCGAGTCGGATCAGACTCAGGCGACCATCTTCTACCCGCTGGACCGGCCGCGTCCGGTCGTGGTCAAGGGTTCGGCCGGCGGCTGGGCCGGCAGCTACGACTTCATCGCCAACGGCGCCGCCGCCGTGGCCGCCGTGCGCGCCCTCACCGACTACGAGGGGCTCGTGCTCGTGGAGACCGCCTTCGGCGACACCTTCTACTGTTCGCTCACCGGCGTGACCGTGAAGCGCCAGGGCACCGCGCCGGCGCCGCGCCTCGCCGGCACGCTGACCTTCGCCCAGGTGGACTGCGATCTCGCCACGGAGAGCTGAGTCGTGGCCGAGTTGACCGACCTCGGCGCCCTGGCCACGCTGGGGGCGCAAACGGTTCTTGTTACCTGCCAGGCGTCGCTTGCCGGCTCCGCCCTAGGCGCCTTGCACGTCGTCGCCGGCTCGGTCACCGCCGACTGCCGGCGCGCCGCCACGCGCGACGCCACCATCACCGTGGCGCCGTCCGGCGGGCAGACCTACGACGAGCTCTACGCGCTGCTGGCCATGCCCGGCGTAGAGCTCGCCGTGACCCGCGGCTTCGCGCTGCCGGACGGCACGCAGGTCACGGCGCCGCTCGGCGTCTTTGTTATCGACGAGCTCACCTACAAGCGGGTCGGCAGCGCCTCGGGCTTCGAGCTCACCGCGGCCTGCACCGACCGTTCCGAGCGCGTCACCCGGGCACGCTGGACGCAGCCCTACCAGATCGCCGCCGGCACGGCCCTGGCCGATGCGATCAACGCCGCGGTGGCCGACCGCTGGCCAGGCGCGCAAACGATTGTCTCCGCGGCCAGCGTTCCCAACGTGCTCGGCGCCCAGGCGGTCTTCGACGCCGGGGCCGACTCCGACCCGTGGGCCGACATCTGCTCGCTGGCGACCAGCTTCGGCTACCTGCTGTCCTTCAACACCGCCGGCGTCATGCAGGCGCAGGTCGTGACGCCGCTCGCCAGCCAGGGCGCCGTCTTTACATTCGCCCGCGGCACCACAGCGATCATGACCAGCCAGTCGAAGGTCGCCGCTGCCGACCAGATGTACAACGGCGTCATCGTCACCGGCGAGGGCTCCGATGTGGGCGATACGCCGCCGCGGGCCGAGGCGTGGGACCTCAACCCGGCGTCGCCGACCTACCTCTACGGGCCGTTCGGCGCCGTGCCGACCTTCTACAGCTCGCCGCTCATCACGACGACCGACCAGGCCGCCTCGGTCGCCGCCGCGATGCTGGCGCAGACGCTGGGCAAGGTGGAGCAGCTCTCATGGGAGCAGGTCACCCATCCGGGGCTGCAGCCGCTCGACGTGGTGGCGGTCGAGTTCCCGGACGGCACCACGCAGAGCTTCATCTTGGACGCGCTCACCGTGCCGCTCACCGCGACCGACGTGATGAGCGGTACCGCGCGCTCGACGCTGGCGGCCTGCTGATGGACCTCCACGAGGTCGCCAAGATCATCGCCGCCGCCGGGGGTGGCTCCGACCTGCGTCTGCGGCTCGGCACGGTCACCGCCGTGCCCGGCGACGGCACCTTCTCGGCGACGATCGCCGGCTCGACCACGGTCGTCTCGGGCCTGCGCTGCTTCGCCAGTGTGACGCCGGTAGTGGGCAAAGGCATCGTTTTGGCCGTGCAGGGCGCCGACATCTTCGGCATCGGCACGATCGGCGCGCCGGCCGGCGCCGCCTCTGTTCCGTCTGGCCTGATTGCTATGTGGAAGGGCAGCATCGCCTCGATTCCAGCCGGCTGGGCGCTCTGCAACGGCTCCAATGGCACGCCTGATCTGCGCGACAAGTTCGTCGTGGGGGCCGACGCCGACGTGGCGGGCACGGCCGAGTCGACCGTGGGCGGCGCCGCGGCCCAGGCCGGCGGCGCCACAAGCGCCTCCTCGACCTCTGCCGGCAGCCACCAGCACACCGACCCGGCGAGCGGCGGCTACCAGCTCCAGGTCGCCGATATGCCGAGTCACCGGCACGCGACGCTGGTCGATCTCATCCGCAACGACTCCGCCGGCTCGACCAACAGCCACTGGGGCACCTCGGCCGGCCGCTACATCGTCGCCGGCACCGGGCTCATCGACTTCACCGGCGGCTCAGGCTCGCACTCGCACCCGTCTGGCGGCCTGACCGATGTCCAGGGCGCCCACACCCACGCAACCGCGACTCTGCCGCCGTGGTACGCGCTCGCGTTCATCATGAAGCTCTAGGAGGGCCAGCCATGACCGACGAATCGCAGCCGCAGCCGGCCGCCGGCTCGGTGCCTGAGTTCACTCCCCAGCAGGTCTGGGTCCTCGACGTGGTGGCCGAGCGCGCCGCCAACAAGGTGGTCGATCGCCTCACCCAGCGCGAGTGCCAGCTTCCCTGCCCGAAGATGGACGCCGTCTCGAAGTTCTGCTTCGGCAAGGCCGAGGACGGCGTGCCGGGGCTCGACGTCCGCATGCCGGCTGCCGAGGCCGCTATCGCCGCCGTTCAGGAGAGCATCACCTGGCTCAAGCGCACCGTCGCCGGCGCGATCGCCGCGGGTGCCGTCGCCTTCGTCGTGTGGGGGCTCGAGCAGCTCTCTCGCCACGCCGGTTAAGGCCGTTCAGGCCCGCCGCGGCGTGATTGATACCAATGGACCATGCCAATGAAACGGCCATGGACCACGCGTGAGGTCGCCTACCTGAGGGACAACCGCGAGCTCGGAGCTGCCACGCTGGCCGAGCTCATGGGCCGCTCTCTCTGGTCCGTCCGTAGTGCCGCTCACTACCACCGCATCTCGCTGCGCCGGCCGCGCGACGCGCGCGGGCGCCTCTTCGGCGAGCTCGCCGCCGTCTGTCTCGAGGAGCTGCGCGCCGCCGTCAATGAGGCGCCGGCGCACTACTCCGCCCGCATGGACGAGCGCCGCGAGGCCGAGCTCTGCTGCAACTGCGGACACCGACCCGTCCAGGTAGAGCGCGCCGGGCTTTGTGGTCCCTGCTACGCGCGCGTCATGGCCTGCCGGGCGCGGGATGCCCGCGACGAGCTCGAGCAGGTCAAGCTCCTGCTCGCCGAGCTCATCGAGGAGTACGGCACGGCACTCGACCTGCCACGGCTGGCGGCGCAGATGCGCAGCCGCCGCAGCCGTGCTCGCCTGCGGAAGGGCGCGTGAGCCGCTTCGCCCGGCCGTGTCGGGTCTGCGGGGCGCGCTCAGCGCCGGGCAATGACCGCTGCGCTCGCCACGCCGCCGGGTCGGGACGCGCCTCGAGCTGTCGCAGATGTGGCGCCCGCACCTCGGGCGCCGGCTACTGCGCTCCCTGCGCGGCGATCGTCGAGGCCGAGCGTCAGGCCGAGCAGGGCTACCGCGAGGAGTACTCCAAGGTGGAGTACCTGCGCAATCGCCGGCGGCGCTTCGAGCTCGCCGGCGGGCTCTGTGAGGTCTGTGGCCAGCCGCTCGACCCGGCTCACTTCGAATGTCACCACGTCGTCGCGCTGGCCGACGGCGGGCACTCCGAGCTTGCCAACCTGCGCGTCACGCACGGGCGACCATGTCACCAAAGCCTTACGGCGGCGCAGCGTCGCCGGCGATCTTCCAGGAGGGGTCATCGTGGCGACACCAGCTCAGCTCATCGCTCGTAAGAAAGCCATGCTCGCCTTCGGGCGTGCGGCCGGGCTACCCGTCCCGGCCGGCTTCAACGCGACGCTCGGGACCTTCGGCGGGCCGGCCCAGCGGTTTCTCAAGGTGATCCAGCGCGCGCTGGGTGTGCCGGCGACCGGGGCCTGGGGGCCGGTCGTGCAGAGCGTCCTGTTCGCCAAGAGCTCGAGCGCGATTGGCACGCGCTACGAGCACGCCGTGCGCCGCTCCGGAGAGCGCTCCCTGGCGGCGGTCAAGCTCTACGTGCTGCACGACATGGAGAACGCCAACGAGCTTCATGCCGCCGAGCAGACCGGCTCGTTCTTCGAGTCGCGCTCAGCGACCGGCTCGAGCCACTTCGGCTGCGACGACGACTCGATCGAGCAGTACCTGCCGCTCGACGTCGTCCCCTGGGGCGCACCGAACGCGAACACGGACGGCATCCATCTCGAGCAGATGGGACTCGCCGCTTGGTCGACGCATCAGTGGTACCAGAAGGCCGCTGGCACGCTCATGAACACGGCATGGCTGCTCGCCTATCTGTACCACCACGCCACGCCGCACGTCCCGCTGCGCGAGCTCTCAGACGCCGACCTGCGCGCCGGGCAGGCCGGCGTGACCACGCACCGCCAGATCACCCGGGTGCTCGGCGGCGGCACGCACACCGACCCGGGGCCGAGCTACCCGCTCAGCTATGTCATCCGGCGGGCGCAGGTCTTCGCCGGCATCTAGCAAGGAGGGCACGTTGATCTACCGCACGGGCAAGCTCCCGAAGGTCGAAGATCCGCGCACGCTGCAGCTCGCACGCTACCTGCCGGCCGCCGGCGCCCTGCCGGCGCCGCCGCCGAGCGTGGACTACGGTGCCGCGGTCACCGCCTGGGGCATGATGGGCAACGATCGCGTGGGCGACTGCGCCCTGGCCGGCATGGGCCATGCCGACCTGCTCTGGGCCGCCAACGCCGAGCGCCGCCGGCTGCGCATCACCACCGCCATGGTGATTGCCGCCTACTCGAAGGTGACCGGCTATGTGCCGGGCGAGGAGAGCACCGACCGCGGGACCTCGTTGCTGGACGCGCTGCGCTGGTGGCACAAGCAGGGCATCGCGGGGCAGACCATCCGCGCCTTCGTCGAGGTCGACCCGCGCGACGTGGAGAACGTGAAGCGCACGGTCGACTGGTTCGGCTGTGCCTACATCGGCGTCGAGCTCCCGGACGCCGTGCTGCCGACCTCGCCGAGCTCGCTGCCGGAGTGGACCTGCTCGCCCGACGGTTCGCCGGCGAAGCGGCCCAATCCCCACAACGGGCACTGCGTCATCTACTGCGCTTACAACGCGACCGGCCCGGTAGCCGTCACCTGGGGCACCACGGTACAGGTCTCCTGGGCCTTCCACGCCGCCTACTGCGACGAGCTCTACGCCCTCCTTGCGCCCGCGTGGTTGCAGGCCGCCTGGCTTGAGCAGATCAACCCTCTGTTCGACGTCGCGACGCTGACCGCTGACCTGCAGGCGATCGCGGCCTGAACAGAACCCTCGTCCAGATCGCGCGAAGGAGGACCGTGAAAGAGAAGATCATAGCGGCCGCCAAGGTGCTCGGCAGGGCCTTCGTCGTCGGCGCCGTGGGCGGCGTCGGCACGTTTCTCACCGACAACGGCCTGCCGACGAGCCTGCACACGGCGGCGGTCGGCACCCTCTACGCCGCCGCCGGCGGCGGGCTGGCCGCCGTGTTCACCATCATCGAGCAGTGGTTCGACCGCTCGCAGACGGCCTTCGGGCGGGTGGCCAGAGCATAGCTGCGTGGTCTCCGTGCACGTCGCGACTGGTTTCTTCTAACTCTCAAGTTAAGCAAGAGATGCGCCACGCTTGCGGCCACTTGCACGGCTCGAAGTCAGTGATTAGGGTCTCACAAGAACATACGTTCGTGTCGGTTCTCAGTACTCATTGACCGCCACACGAATCCGCACCTGAGGGGACGTCCACCAACGCATTCGAACCCTGTCAGCCCAGGGGCGCGACAGCGCGCCCTTACATCGGCCACCGCGGCGTCGCACGGCGCCGCCCGCATCCGCCCAGGAAGGGAGGTGAAGCCGCTCCGTCACCACTGAACGCTAACCTCGACAAGGGAGAGACCTTGCACCGCCAAAAGCGAAGGCGCCCCGGCCTCGACAGCATGGGCGCCCCCGATCTGCCTCGTGAGCAGACGCCTCCTAGTATTCTCACGCCTTCGTGCGCCGTCAACTTAGCTGCACCCGACGAGCTCGGCGCCGAGACCCACTCGTTCCACCGCTGGCTCCTGACCCTAGTCGGCGACGCCGGCTGCTCAAGGAGCTCCCGGTGAGGGTGCGCGATCGCGTAGAGCTCGTCTCCGACCACTTTCGCGATCTGCCAACGACGCTCGGACCCGGCGCGCTTGCCATCCACCTTCACCTCGGTGAGCGCGCCGTCCGGCGACTCGTCGCCCAAGGCAAGCTCCGCCGCCTGCGCTACACGTCGGACGTACGCGTGTCCTGCCTCGAGCTCATCCGGTTCCTCGACGAGCAGACCGGCGAGGGGGGTGCCTCATGAGGTGGGACGAGGAGTACCGGCTCGCCGCCCGTCGTCATCGCCGCCGGCGCCAGATCGAGCGCCTGCTCGCGCCGCGCTGGACGCCGCGCCAGGCCGCCCGTTGGCATCGCTCCGCGTGGGGCCGCGCCGACGACCCGCGCCTCGAGGCATCGCTGCTGCGTGACTTCGGTCCCGTCACCGACGAGGAGCGCGCTCTCGAGGCGCGCATCTCCCGCGAGCACCGTCTGGTCGAGCGCGCTCTCAAGGCGAGTCTCGCGCGCGAGACCATGCAATCGCTCGCGCAGCACATCGAGCGCGCCTACGGCGTTCCCTACGTCAAGGACCTCACCGACGACCAGCTCGACGATCTCGAGGCGTGGGTCGCGCGTCGTGAGGAGCTCAAGGATAGGAGGCGTCGTGCAGACGTCTGAGAACTGGGGCGATCTCGCTGCCGCGCTCGCCGCATTCAACGCTGCGGTGACCAACCCGATTGCTGACCAGATCGCCAAGGTCCACTCGAAGCGGACCAACACCGACTTCACCTACCCCTACGCCGACCTGGGTGGCATTACCAACGTTGTGCGTCCGGCGCTCGCGGCGCACGACCTCTCGGTTGTGCAGGACGTCGTGTTCGAAGAGGCGCGGGGCTGGGTCGGCGCCGAGACCACGATTGTCTGGGGCAAGCCGGGCGAGGCGAGCCAGTGGGCGCGCTTCGCTCCGGTGTGGGTGCCGATCCCCGACGATGGCTCCGCGCAGGACATCGGGAAGGCCATCAGTTACTCACGCCGCTATGGCTACCTGACGGCGCTCGGGCTGGCGACGCGCGAGGACAGCGACGGGCCGGCCGCGTTGAGCCGGCGCCAGCAGAAACCGGCGCAAACGGCTACTCCGAAACAGGCGGCGCCGGCTGCGATCGGCCAGCAGCGTGCCGCCGCGCTCATCGGTCTGGCGAATCGCAAGGGCAAGACCGCCGAGGACCTGACGGCCTTCGCCGTGGCGCTCGGGCTCGACAAGACTAAACGGCTCCACGAGGCGTCGCCGGCGCTAGCCGACCGCATCGGCCGACGTCTCGAGGCGCTGCCTGACCGCTTCGACGCGAACGGCGTCGAGCTCCCGGCGCCTGTGGACGACCACGACGACGCTCCCAAGGACGAGCCATGATCCTCTGTTCGGGTGTCGACTTCGCGGCGGTCAAAGCCGAGAAGGTCCTCGACCTGTGCATCCGGGGCCGGCTGTGAGCGCCGTCGAGGGCACGGACCAGCTCTCGCTGGGCGTCGACCCGCTGGCCGACGTGCTCGCGTGGCGCCAGGAGAACGAGGCCGCATGGCGCCAGATCGTCAAGTGGGCTCACGAGGACCGCGCCGCCGCCATCGCGCCGTCGACGCGCGCCTACGCCTACTTCCTGCGCCGGCCGCACTTCGTCCGGCGCCTGCGCCTCACGCGCATGCTCGGCGACCAAGTGCTCATCAACGACCACATCACGTCAGGGCTCTCGCGTCTGCTCAACCGCGAGTTCCCGGCCCTCAAGGTGCCAACGCGCGAGGCCGCGGTCGATTCCTGGCCGACGTCATGAGCTGGCTCGAGTCTCACCAGTCCCTGCGCGACCACCCGAAGAAGGACCGCCTGGCCGAGCTCCTGTTCGAGGGCATGGTGCCCGACGACGTCGCCGACCTCGCGGCCATCGGTCTCCTTCACCGTCTCTGGTGGTGGGCGATCGACTACGCACCTAAGGGCGACCTCGCATCCTTCACCGACCGCCAGCTCGCCAAGGGCTGTGGGTGGACCGGAGACGCCGGCGCGCTGCGTCCCGCTCTCATCGAGGCCGGCCTCGTCGATCGTGAGACCGGCGAGCTTCACGACTGGCGCGAGTACACGGGTCGTCTCATCGAGAAGCGCGAGACTGACGCGGAACGAAAGCGTCACACCCGTGCCGCGTCCGCTGGACGTCCCGCGGACGCTCCGCAGGACGGCGCAGGTACCTACCTACCTACCAAACCAACCAACCATACCGACCTACCAGGGTCGGACCTTCCACAGGGTGAGGATGAGCGTTGCCCGGTTGAGTCGCTCCGGCTCGACGAGCTCGGCTTCTCCGTCGAGCAGTTCATCGACGAGCACGGCGTGAAGGCGCTCCGCGCGCTCGACGCGCTCGGGAAGCGCACATGCGCCGAGTGTCGGCGCCTTGCCGAGCCGGCGCCGTGTCGGGTGATCTCGGCAACCTGCCGCGAGGCGTTCGTCGGTCGATTCCGGCAGGCGATCGCCGCCGCGCCCAAATCCTTGCCGGCGTACCTGGCAGCGATTGACGGCGCGCTACCAGAGCGTCTCATCGAGGAGCTCGCCGACGCCAAGCGCCGGGCGCAGCGGTCTGGCGCCGGCCCATCTGGCGAGCCCGAGCGGCTCGCGGTCTCCACGGGGAGGTCATCGTGAGTCCATCGCGCTGTCGCCGTCTCGAGCTCTCGCTGCCGCTGCCACCGAGCGTCAACCACTCGCACCGCAACATCCGGCTTCGCTCGAAGCGCACGGGCCGGCTCTACACCGCGCAGTCGCCGACCAAGGCATGCCGGTCCTGGCGCTCGACGGCGGGCCTGTACATCAACCGGGCTCGTGGCGACGCGCGCTGGGAGACGATCGCACGGCCGGCGCGCGTCGTCGTCGAGCTCCGGTACTTTTGGCCGGACCTCCGGCGCCGCGACACCCACAACCGCATCAAGGAGGTCTGCGACGCGCTCCAGCGCTGCAGGGTTTTCGAGGACGACTGCCAGGTCGTCGTGCACGAGCTCGGCTTCGAGCTAGACCGCGTAAACGGCCACCTTGAAATCGCGGTCTTCGCCGAGGAGGCCGGGCCGTGACCGGCATCGACGGCGTGCTCGGCGCCTTCCTCGAGGCGACCGGCGGCGAGGATCCTGAGGCGCTGCGAACCATGCTCGAGGGCGTCGACTACGACCTACCGCGTTACGAGCTCCTGCCGCAGCATCCCGTCGACCGGCGCCGAGGGCTCGAGCTCCGCGCCGAGCGCGCGGCGCTCCGCCGGCGCCTGGCCGAAATCGCCGTGCCAGGAACCAGCGCCGGCGCTCGTCGTCTCGCGCGGTGCCGGCACTACCTCGAAGCGGCTGGCTACACCGTGCTGCCGCCTGGCAGTCGGCGCTGAACGCCATGCTGTCGCAACCGGCCGTCTGCGCGCATTGCGGGGCCGCTCTCGCGCGAGACCACGTCGGTGCGGCGCTCTGCTCGCCTTGTGCCGCCGCTGCCAATGCGGGCGCCGTGGATATCGCCGTCCTTCCGGCAGACCGGCTGGCGCGCGTCGTCGCTGGCGTGCTCCTTCTCTACAGCGGGCTCCGCCCGGGACGGCGTGTGCCGGTGCGGCGGATCCTCGCGCAGTCGGGCGTCTCCGCCGAGGCATGGGAAATCCACCATTCCGTCGAGACCCTGCGGGCTCGCGGCTTCGTCATCGACGCGGTCGAACGCCGGCGCGGCTACCGCTTCATAGACTTCGCGCTCGTGCCGCTCACCCGCGGCTTCTGCCGGCGCCGGCGCGCATCGTCTCACCAAATCCCTCTCGTCTAGGAGGCTCTTGTGGCCAGCCTTCGCGGGCCTTCGGCGTCTCCAGGCTCTGCGAATTCTCTGCGAAACCCACACCAATCTTCACGCCTACGCTCGCCGGCGCCGCTCCAGGCCGACACCAAAATACTGGGATTTTGCAGGGCTTTGACCAGGTTGGTGCAGGAAGGACTACCGATTATGAGTCGGCAGCTCTAACCAACTGAGCTATAGGCCCACATGCCTATTTGCGGGACTTTTGTCTCCGCTTCTCGTCGAGAGAGATCACCGAAGTGCTAACGACGTGCGAATCTCCCGCCACTTTCGCCAGGGCGACGTCAATCAGACGCTCTTGCTCGTCCGTTGCGGCCCTGCTGGCGCGCTCAGTGACGTGCAGGTAGATGTCGGCTGTGGTCGACGACTGCGCATGACCAAGGCGCTCCTGGACGACCTTCAGCATACGCTCCTTGTCCGAGCCGCCCTGTTCGAAGAGCGCGGTGGCGTAGGAGTGGCGCAGGTCGTGAAGGCGCACGATCGGCAGGCCGTGCCGACGGCAGAAGCGCCGCCAGGACGACGAGAGATCGTTGGGGCGCATCGGCTCGCCGCTTGCGCGACAGCAGACGTGCAAATCGGGGTTCCAGGCGCCGCGGTGGGCGAGGTGCATCTCGTCGATGGCCGCCTTCTCTTCGCGCAGGATCTCGACTAGCTGGCGCGGCACCGGGATGTCGCGCACGCCAGCGGCACTCTTGGGCGCGACGACGTGCAGGCCCTCTCTCGTCTGCTCGAGCGAGCGAGCGATATGGATCACGCCCGCTTTGAGGTCGCAGTCGCCCCACTGTAGGCCGCAGATCTCGCCGGCGCGTAGACCTGCCCAGGCGCCGAGCGCCAGTGGCACGAAGACCTGCAGACCATCGGCTGCCTTTAGGCCGCGCGCGACGTCGTCCTGCGACCAGGTCACGACGTCGCGACGCGCCTGGCGTGGCGGGTCCTGCACGCGCTCCGCCGGGTTGCGGTCGACCAGGTCTTCTCTGAGCGCCCAAGAGAAGGCAGCGCGCACCGTGGCGTGGATGTGGCGCCTGCTGGTCTCTGAGAGGCCGGCATCGCGCTTGGCCGCGTAGAGCGCCGTGAGGTGCGAGGGGCGCAGGTCGCGCGCCAAGATATTGCCGAGCTCTGGGTCGATGTGGTGGCGCACGTTGTCGGCGTAGAACTGGCGCGTCTTGGGCCGAACGTCGATCGTCGCGAGCCAGCGTCGGCAGAGTTCGGCGACCGTGAGGCGCCGCGGATCGGTGCATGAGTGCTGTTCGATCTCTGAGAGCCAATCGGCGAGCGCCTTGTCGGCGGCGCGTACGCCTTTGGCCTGAACGACCTTTGTAGCGCGCGGATAGCGCCGGCGCCCATCTGTGACGGTCGCCGGCAGGTTCGCGACGAGGCGCCATGTGCCGCGTCCGAGGTCCTCGTGGTGGCCGGTGACCCTTCTCTCCATGGCAGGCATCCTACCGCGAGGGGCTCGGCAAAGCGACGCCGACACGGGTTCGCTAGTCTCCATATCTGCCGACCATGAGCCGGAGCGAGCGCCCGCACCATCAACGGGCGAGCGTCGCACCGCGGTGGCGGGCGGTGGCCCTAAGTGCGGATTATGCCCCGGGCTACCAAACGAGCTACGTACTCGTCGCCGCTTAGGGTGCACTCGACCAGTTGAACGAATTCTTTCTTGGCAATCTTTGCCTGCTTCGCCATGAGCCCGATGAGTGTGTCTCCACACTCGGCGCCGCCGTGGCTGATCTTGGTCCAGACCTGCGTCTTCTTACCGTCGACGTACAGGGAGTAGTAGTGGTGATCCTTCTCCGATCGCACGAACCCTTTGGATTGCAGCGCGCCGTCTATCTGCCTGGTCTTGATGACGGTCAATCGCAGGTTCCTGCCACGACCTCACGCATGCGACTCTTCAATTCGAGGCCGTCGCGACTTAGGTTCGAATCGGCCTCGTTAGCAAAGTCGTCCCATAGGAAGAAGAAGTCACGGGCGAATTCGCTGAGGACTGAACTACGATCCTCGACACAGCCCACGATGTCCAGATCCGAACACTGGTACGTCCAGCAATCTTGATCGGGCAACACGTCAAGAAACAAAAGTTTGCCAAGGCTCAAACACCGGTCTTCCAGGCGAACCTGATGCAGCGTCAGCCGTTGCATGAAAGGAAAGGCCCCCGTACTCGTTTGGCGTTTTGGAAACAAACCCACTGTCACGTTCATCGATGAACTGCCGTATCGTTTCATCGGCTGAGCGCCACCTACGCTTGAGGCTTGTGCTGAGACATCCAACGCGCAGGAACCGGAACTCGTTATGCACGCACTCTCACCGGCTCGAAGAGCCGCAGCAATCATGGCGTCTCACCGCCCGCTGCTATGGAGTCGCGCCTGGCGGTTAGCGCGACAATCAGAGGGTCGAGAAGATCGGGCGAAATCGAGATACAGGCCACCGGTGAGGCAGTTATCCTCGGCTTTGGCTTCTTGGCGAGCGCCCGCGCCTCGTTCTCGGCGAATGGGACTCGTGCTTGGCCGAAGAAGAGTGTGACTTCCCACGCCGTATTGCTCACTGAAACATAGTTTGCGTAGAGGGACATCGGCATGTCCGCGACCGCCGGCGGCGTCACTTCGATTTGTTTTGGCGCCTCAAGAGGTTCAGGCGGCTTGGGTTGTGAGTCTGCCATGTACCTCTCCAATGGTCGGCCTAGACACCGGGCTCGTTCTTCCCATTACGCGTCCGAGCGCCACGCGTTGTGCGACGCGTCGAGCTTAGCAGAGTCATCGAGTGGTGTCGCCGATACGCGCTAAGGCGGTAAGGGGGACAGAAAGCGGGGCGGCAAACGCCCGACCCGGCCGCCCGGGGCGCGCGATCAAGCTCGAGGGCTCGCTCAAGTCGCGTACGCGACGCTGACGCCGTGTTGCGCAAGGCCGTCTGCAAACTCAAGGGGGAGCGCCGAGACGACGAGTGTCTCCACACTTGTCCAGTCGACGACACGGACGCGAGCGGCGAACCCGATCTTCGCGGGCGAGGCCAGCACGACCGTTCGAGAGGAGCTCTCGCTCATCGCCCGGGCCGATGCCGCATCATCAAGGGAGAAATCTCGGACCCCTCCTTCGATTGTGACGCCGTCGGCGCCGATGAAGGCCACGTCGGCGTGCAGAGAACGGATGGTGTCCACTGACAAGGAGCCGGTCGTGCCAAACGAGGTCGCCCTCAGCTGACCGCCCACGACGATCACCTCGATTCCGGCACTGCCGGCCAGCAGCTGGGCGATGTTGAGCGCCCCGGTAATGACGGTGAGATGCCGGTGCACCAGGCATTGGGCCAGCGCGTACGAAGTGGTGCCGTCTGTGAGGAAGAGTGCCATGCCGTCGCCTATGAGCCCGGCCGCGCACTGGGCGATGAGGCGCTTCTCGCGACGGTCGCGGCTCTGGCGGATCTCGAATTCTTCCTCGAGGGTCGAATGGCGCTGGACGGCACGCGCCCCGCCGCGCGTGCGCGCCAGCAACCCAAGGCGCTCCAGGAGCACGAGATCGCGCCGCGCCGTGGCCTCGCTTGCGCCCGTCACCTCCCGCACCTCGCCCAGCGACGCCACGGCCTGGCGTCGCAACAGCTCCTCTATGCGCCGCCGCCGCTCCTCAGCAACGAGGCGTTGGCCGGCCGGCATCTCGGCGCTGTCGCTCATGATCTCTCCTCATTTGTGACGGGTGGGCTGACTGAACGTTCATAATCGGTCAATGATATCATTGTCATGAGTGAAAAAGACGACGATACTTCAGGTGCCAACGACCACCACGAACTGCAAGGGGTACCTGATGCCAAATGCCGCCGACTCCCGGAAATCGACTGGTAGCTGTCTTTGTGGCGGCGTGCAGTATGAGGTCCGCGGCCCGCTGCGCGACATCCTGTTCTGTCACTGCGAGAACTGTCGTCGCACACACGGCAACTTCTCCGCCTACGCCTCCAGTCACCGCGAGGACCTCGTCGTAACCAAGGACGCCACTCTGCGCTGGTACCACACCGACAAGGACGTGACGCCAGACGTGCAGCGCGGCTTCTGTTCGCAGTGCGGCTCCAGCCTGTTCTGGGATCCGCAGGGGTACGAGTACGTCTACATCTCGGCCGGCACCCTCGATCCGCCGACGGGCGTCAAGGGCGCCGGCCACATCTGGCTCAGTGAGGCTGGCGACTACTACGCGATCTGCGACGACCTGCCCAAGGCACAAGGGTCGTCGAAGGGCCGCTTCCTAGGCACGCCACACGACTGAGCTGCCGACGCGGCTCGCGCAGATGTCGGCACCTCATCCACAGGCGAGCCTTGAGCTCGACAGTGCACAGCTAGAGCGACGGCTTTCGTTTGCTCGGCGCGGACTCCTCTGGGGAGTCTTGTCTGGCATCACCTGGGGCATTGTGGGCGTCCTGCTGGGGCTCGCTTTGTCGATGCCTCCGTTCTCTGATTCGCACCCCGGCTCGGTGCCACTTTGGGGTCTGCTTGCCGCTCCCCTTGTTGGCGCGTGTCTGCACGACACCTTCGCAGCACTGTGGCTTGTCACCTACAACGTCTCGAGCGGTCGCGGCAAGGAGTATGTGCGGACGCTGCGGACCACGCCCGGGGCCATGATCTGTCTAGGGGGTGTATTCGGCGGACCCGTCTTCATGTCCGGCTACCTCATCGCCATCCGGCTCTCGGGAGCCTTCTATGCGCTCGCCATCACCGCGACCTACCCGATCATCGGTGCCCTGCTCGCGGCTCTCATCCTCAAGGAGAAGACCTCTGCGCGCCTGTGGTTCGGCATCGTGCTGTGCATGGTCGGCGCTGTGCTGGTCGGCTACCTGCCACCTCAGGGTGGCACCGGCACCTACTTCTACATCGGCATCGCAGCTGCCGTCGTTGCGGCAATCGGAGTCGCCCTTGAAGGCATCTTCTCCACCTGGGGCATGGATCTCGTCGACGCCAACATAGCCCTTGGCATCCGAGAGCTCACGTCGTCGGTCATCTACCTGGCGATCATCCTGCCCCTGCTTTCGGCCAGCGGCATTCTCGTCGCTGCGGCCAGTCACAAGAGCTTCCTCATCTTGGCCGTCGCTGGCGTGATCGGTGGCTACTCCTTTCAGATCTGGTACCGGGGTTTCAACATGGCGGGAGTGAGCCGGACTATGGCGCTCAATATCACCTACGCACTATGGGGCCTGCTGTTCGGCTGGGCGTTTACGGCGGCTTCGGTGACCACGAGCTTGTTGTTGGGCGCGCTGCTGATCACCGCGGGTGCCGTGATCACGGTGCTGAACCCGAAGGAGTTCCTCGTGCTAAGGAGGGTCGACCGCCATGAAGTTGCCGCTCAAGTTTCGGATCCTGCAGGTGATCGCCTCTGAGCCAGGTGTCTCCAATTGCGAGATGGCGACACGTATCGCCGCGGAGTATCCGGGGGAGCGACAGGCGCGCAGGTCGGTGGTCGCAGATCATCTCACCGCCTTCGAGACGATGGGCATGATCAACTCACGGCCGCTGGCTCTGGCGGAGGACGGCTCGCTTGTCGAAGGACTGACCCTGACAGCCTATGGGCTGGACCGGTTAAGGTTCCTTCCGAGGAGGGCTCGGGCATGAGCTTCGTTCCTCGCCTGATCGCCAGGCCGCAGCGCCGGGTCTTCGGCGAAGAGCACTCCATGCCACCCCGCCGCGCAACATCCAGCATGTCTCGACCGGGTAGGGGTTCAATCAGCGGCAGGCGCCATGCCCGACCCTGCCCGCCCTGGGTCTCCGTGAAATCCCGAAATTGGAGTTTTTGGGGTCTACGGGTTCAGGCGAACTGTGTGACAGGTTTCCCGCCAGGCAGCGGGCTGCCCTTCAGCTCACGAGTATCGGCTGGGTGCGCCGATGATGCGCTTGTTGGGCGGTCCTCCCTCGTGCCGCTTGCCCGGTGTCACCGCGTGACCTCAGTGCGGGTGCGGCCGGACCACACCGTCGGCGTCCGGCAGATTGAGTGTCACAGCATCGACACCATCGTTGTCCCGAGCCGGGAAGAGCCCGAAGAAGGCGCGCGCACCCGCAGTGAGATGTGCCGCGTCGTCCGCCACCTCGCCGGGTGTGCTGGGATAGTCAACGTCGATGTCGATGCCATCCGGTGCAAGCACGCCGAAGACGATGTCGATGTCCTTCGCAGTCAGGCGCTGGATCTCGGCAAGGAGTTCGGGCGAGAGGACGCCGTCGCGGATGCGGCCGTCGAAATAGAAGCTCACGCTGCTACCGGGCCATAGACGACCGGCAACCTCGTCAAGAGCGCAGGCGTCGGCGCACAGGTACCAGCAAGTGCGGCCGGCCCCACGGGCAATGCGTTCGAGAACGACTGCCGGTCGGCTCGCAAGCAGCTGGCGCACCGGCGTCCGGGCGAGCACCTGGAGTGCCACCTCTCTGTATGGCTGTGGGGCCACCGGCTGTTCCTATCAACGGTTGGCGCATGAGCTGTTGGCCTGCTGTGCATAGACTCCCATCACAGCCTCCGGGCCAATCTGCACGATGCGCTTGTTACCCGCGAGGTCACGCGGCGATGTCGATGAAGAATTGAGCGACGTCGTAGTTGCCGATGCTGCGCGCCGCGCCGACGGGCGCGACGCCGGAATCGTTGGCGGCCTGAGGGTCGGCCCCGGCGCTGCGGAGCGCCGCGATGACGGAGCCATCGCCGCGCGATTCGAACACGGCCCGCCAGAGGGGCGTGTTGCCGTAGGAGTCGCGCAGGCCGGGATCAGCACCAGCTTCGAGCAGGGCCGTCGTGGCGCCGGCGGAGTTCGCCTGGGCCGCAAAGTGGAGGGGGGACCAGCCGTTGTCGTCCTGGGCATTGACGTCAGCGCCCTCGCCCAGCAGCCGCGCCACCTCGTCGACTCGACCGCTCGCCGCCGCATAGTGCAGAGGTGTGCGTCCGTAAGGATCGACTCCGTCTCGAGTCGTTCGCTTGGGCTGCTTTCCCGTCACGGCGCTCCTCTGTGGCCAACGGTGATTCTGCTTACTGAGCAAAGTCGGCACCAGCCTACGCCTTCGTGAGTAATGGCGGGAAGAACCTCGCAAGGTCCTTGCATACGCAGTCTGCGTAACAGACGGCGTGACGAGTTTTCCATGATGGCGGCATGGTCGTTTCGCTCTGTGCCTACTGCCACCAGCCTCTTCCGACGCGCGGTCGCCGCGGTCCGGCGCCGTCGTATTGCTGCCGCGCCTGCCGTCAGGCCGCGTACCGCGCGCGCCAACGGCAGGAGGTCCGGCTCGAGCCGCTCGGGCTCGCCGCGCAGACGATCACTCCTGTTTTGGCGCCGGCCGCAGCCGACGAGCAGGTCGCGCAGGCCATCCTCGAAGCGCGATCGGTCGCCGGCTCCTTCATCCGCCTGAGCCGCGAGGCGCGAGTCGAGTTCGCCTGGCGCTGCGGCAAGGTCGGCGAGGCGATGCTCGACGCCATGGACCGCTACTTCCCGGAGGTTCGATGACGTCCTTGACGCTCGAGACCGTGCCCGTCGGCGCGCTGTCGCTCGACCCAGCCAACGCGCGCAAGCACGGCGTGCGTAACCTCGAGGCGATCGCCGGGAGCCTGCGCCAGTTCGGCCAGCGCCGGCCACTGGTCTGCCGGCGGGCCGGCGGGTCGACCATGGTCATCGCGGGCAACGGCACGCTCGAGGCCGCGCGCTCGCTGGGCTGGACCGAGATCGTCATCACGGTGGTGCCTGACGACTGGACCGCCGAGCAGGCCAAGGCGTATGCGCTGGCCGACAACCGCACGGCCGAGCTCGCGACCTGGGACGAGGCCGAGCTGGCCGAGCAGCTCGGCGACCTCGACGCACTCGGCTTCGACCTCAATTCGATCGGTTTCGACGGGCTCCCGGCGCTGGACATGGGCGTCGGCGCCGACGACCCAGGCGAGGTCCCGCTCGACCCGGTGTCGACGCCGGGCGACCTGTGGGTCTGCGGACCGCACCGCGTGGTCTGCGCCTCGAGCACCGACGCCGGCGCGGTGGCGCGCCTGTTCGGCGACGAGGCGTGCCAGTGCATCATCACCGACCCGCCCTACGGCGTGGCCTACGTCGACTCGCTCGACAAGACGATGCGCGATCAGGGCAAAGTCCCGCCGCGCCATCGCGCGATCGCCGGCGACGACGTCTCCGACCCGGTGCTCGAGGCGCTGGTCAAAGACGCGCTCGCGCTCGCCTTCGCACACGCCGCCGAGGGCGCCGGCGCCTACGTCTTCCACGCCGACGTGAAGCGCCTGCTGTTCGAGTCGTCGATGGTGCGGGCCGGCTTCCTCGTCCACCAGACGCTGGTGTGGGTGAAGCAGCGCATCACGCTCGGCCACATGGATTACCTCTCGCAGCACGAGCCGGTGCTCTACGGCTGGAAGCAGGGCGGCAAGCACGGCTGGTACGGAGGGCGCAAACGGTCGGCTCTCATCGCCGACGAGGCCCCGGACATCGCCACTATGACCGGCGCGCAGGCGCTCGAGCTCCTGCGCGACCTCTACCGCGAGACCACGGTCATCCGCCACGATCGCCCGGCCAAGTCCACGGAGCATCCCACCATGAAGCCGGTCGGGCTCCTGGCGCGCTTCGTCGTGAACTCGACCAAGAAGGGCGAGCTCGTCTACGACCCGTTCCTCGGTTCCGGCTCGACGCTCATCGCCGCCGAGACCCAGGGCCGGCGCTGTGTCGGCTGCGAGCTCGACCCCGGCTACGTCGACGTCATCGTGCGGCGCTGGGAGAAGGCGACCGGCGGCAAGGCGGTGCTCGACCGTGGCGAAGGGTAGACCGCCTGACCCTGGACGTGAGCGCCGTGGCACAGGCAACCGGGCGGCCGTCGGTCGCGCCAAGCCGGCGACCTCTCGCGCTCTGCCGGCGCCGGCCGCGGTGGTCGGCGCCGAACCGCCGGCTGGGCTGCCGGAAGCGGTCGCGCCTGTCTGGGGAGTGTGCGTCGCCGAGATGGCGGCGAACCGCCACCTTCGGGCGTCGGACCTCATCCTGCTCAAGGCGTACTGCGAGGCGGTCGCGCTCCACGACGAGTCTTCGAACCAGATCCACCGGCTCGGCGTGCTGGTCGCAGGTCCATCGGGGCCGATGGTCAATCCGCTGATCCGCGTGCAAAAAGACGCCGCGCAAACGATTCGTCAGCTTTCCGACGTGCTGGGCCTGAACCCGCTGGCGCGCATCCGCGCCGGCCTGCAGGAGGCGGCCGGCGCCAGTCTCGTGCTCGGCATCCGCGAGCGCCTGGTCGGCAAGATCGTGGACGGTGGCAAGTGAGCCGCGCGCGGCTCTACATCTCCGTGGTGGCCGACGTCCTGGAGGCTCGCGACTTCCGCTGCGAGTCCTGCGGCGAGCCGGACATCGAGCACGTGCACCACATCATCCCGGTGTCGGAGACCGGCATCTGCGCGGAGCTGGCGATCGAGCCGGCCAACATGATGGTGCTCTGCAACGACTGCCACGTCCTTTTCCACCCGGGCTCTCGCAACCGCAACATGTGGTGGCACATGCAGTTGGTCGCCGACGCGCGCGGGCGCTCGCTGGGGGCCTTCCGATGAGCGATCGCCCCAAAGCCGGCGAGCCGCCGGACCTCACGCAGCCGACCGAGGTCTTGCGCTTCCTGCTGGGCGTCGAGTGTCGCCGGCTCGAGGTGGCGCTCGGCATCGAGGCCAAGCGCGAGCTCGTCTTCCCGGAGACCACGGTCATCATCCGCGACATCGAGCGTCTCACCGCCGAGGTCGAGCGTCGCGACGCCGGGGCTGCCGGTGGCGGCGCCGCGGCGCCGGCCAAAACGGCGCAAACGATTCCTTCGCCGGGCTGGGCGCCGGCCGACCTCACCGGGCTGGGCGACTGATGGCGCGCCGCACCGTCCGCGAACTCGAGCGCGATCGCCAGGGACAGCTGGCCGCGTCGGTCGCCGAGCTCTTCATGCTCGAGCACCTGCGCTTCACCGGCGGTGCGCTGGCCGGCAAGCCGATGCGCCTGGCGGCCTTCCAGCGCGACAACATCGTGCGACCCATCTTCGGCACCCTGGACGCCCGCGGCCGGCGCGTCTACCGCGAGGGCATCGTCGGGCTGCCGCGCTGGGGCGGCAAGAGCCAGCTCGCCGCGGCGCTCGGTCTCACGCTGATGTACACCGAGCCGACCTTCGAGGGCGAGTACTACGTTGTGGCCACCACGCGCCAACAGGCCGGCATCGTCTTCGAGAAGGCCAAGCGCATGGTGCTCATGGACGACCTGCTGCGCGGCGTCACCAAGGTCTACCGCAACGTGCTCGAGATCCCCGAGACCGGCGCCCTGTTCCGCGTGCTGCCGTGGGACGCCGACACCGCCCAGGGCTATCACCCCACGGCGGCGATCATCGACGAGTACCACGTGCACCGCGACGCATCGATGCGCGAGGCGCTGCTGTCGGGCATGGTGGGTGTCGAGCAGGGGCTGCTCATCACGATCTCGACCGCCGGGCCGGAGCGCAAGGGTCCGCTGTGGGACCTGCTGCGCGACACACTCGGCGAGCCGGGGCCGCACGCCGGGCCGGCGCGCCGCGACCCGCGCGCCTACGTCTACTGGGCCGGCGCCTCAGACGACGAGGACGGGCACGACCCGGCCGTCTGGCGCAAGGCCAACCCGGCGCGCTGGATAACGGCGCGCATGCTGCGCGACCAGTACCGCACCCTGCCCTTCCCGGTGTTCGAACGCCTCCACCTGAACCGCTTCCCGTCGAGCGGCACGAGCCGCGCCTACCCGGCCGAGCTCTGGGATCCCTGCGACGCGCTGCCCACCTTCGACGCCGACACACCGACCATGCTGGCGCTCGACGCCTCCTGGACGCGCGACTCGACGGCGCTCCTGGTCGACCAGCGATCGCCGGGCGGCATGCACAACATCGAGGCGTACGTGTGGCGCAAGGACGGCGCCATGGGCCACATCGACCACGAGGCCGTCGAGGCCAAGATCGTCGAGCTCTGTCGCGAGCTCAACGTCGTGCGCGTGGGCTGCGACCCCAACTACTTCACCCGCTCCATGCTGCGGCTCGAGCACGACTTCAAGGTGCCCATCGAGGAGTTCCCCCAGGAGAACAAGCGCATGAGCTCAGCGGCCATGACGCTGTTCGACGTGCTGCAGGAGGGGCGGCTGGCGCACGGTGGCTCGCGCGGGCTGCGCGAGCAGGTCTTGAACGCCGGCGTGAAGGCAACGCCCTACGGCTGGCGCCTCACCAAGGTCACTGACGACGCCAAGATCGACGCCGCGGTGGCGCTGGCCATGGTTGTCTACCTGGCGGAGTCGGAGGCCAATGCCTTCGCGCCGTCGTTTGCTCGCACGGGCGGCGTGCGCACCATTAGTCTCGGAGTGTGACCCGCTGCATGAGGGTAGAGCCAGTCAATCGGCTCGAGGTGAGGTGCCCATCTGGACCAGCCGCGTCACTTCTGCTTCTTCCAGGTCGCACCGCCATTCGTGGTGGCGAGCAGCGCACTGCTGACGAAGTTCCCGTTGAGGTCGTCGGTCTCGCCGACAACCCAGCCGTGGCGCGCATCTGAAAACGCAACACTTCCGAGCCAGGCAGTTGTGCCGGAGTTTTGCCGCTGCCAGCTCCGCCCACCGTTCGAGGTAACGAGGATCAAGCCGTCGTCCCCAACGACCCAGACCTGCCTTGCACTGACTGCATCGACGCTGGCGAGGCCGCCGAAGGTCTGCCAGGCAGAAAGGGGGTAGGCGCGGCTCAACTGCATCGTCCAGTTCGCGCCACTGTCCGTGGTCGCAAAGATGACGGCGCGCCGCATCGTGTCGTTGGTGCCCACGGCCCAGCCGTCGTGAGCGTTGACGAACGCGATGTCCGCCACTTGCAGTCCGTCGACCAACTGCTTCTTCCAGCTGACGCCGCCGTCGGTCGTGTCGAAGATGGCGCCCCCACCGGCGGTAGCCCAGCCGTCTTTGGCATTCACGAAGGAGACCGCGTCAAGGCCTCCACCTGCCGGACAAGGCCGCTCGGTCCAGCTGACGCCGCCGTCGGTCGTGGTAAGCACGGGAGCTGCGCCCCCGGCGTGGCTGCCCACCGCCCAGCCGTCGTTTGCGTTGACGAAGTCGACGGCTGCAAGGTCACAGCCCCGCGCATCCGGATGCTGCTCTACCCAGCTGGCGCCGCCGTCGGTCGTGGCTAGGATGGTGCCATGCGTCGCTGTGCCACCCACCATCCAGCCGTCCCTGGCATTGACGAAGGTGACGGCGTTCGGGATGCCGACGGTGGCCACCCTCTCCGCCCCCCAGGTCGCGCCGCCATCGTGGGTGCTGAGCACCACGCCATTGAAGGGTACGTCAAAGTCGCTTCGTTTGTATCCGGTGTCGCCCACCGCCCAGCCATCGCTTGGGTTGGCGAAGCTGATCCCCGAGAGGCTGACAGTCTTGCGGGAGTAGCGCAGAGGCGCCAGCTTCACGAGGTGCGTCGCCGGGGGTACGGAGGTCGGCGCGGCTACGCTTAGCGGTGCGCCGGAACCACACCCGGCCAACAGCAGCGCAGCGACCAGGATGCCTAGGACACCTTTCACACGACAAGTTTAGCACGGCCAGTCAGCTGTCTGGCCTCGGCTGACGGCGTGACGGACTTCTCACACTAGGGCCGTCGATCGACTCGAGGTGAGGTGCCCGTGAACTTCAACCCGCTGCGCCTCTTCGGTGCTCGCCCACAGAAGCGTGCCTTAGACGAGTCCAGCGAGCTCTATCGCGCCCTGGCCATCTACAACCAGACGGCGTCGGGCTTCTCCGTCAACGACGAGACCGCGCTGACATCGGTCGCCGTGCTCGGCTGTCTGCAGGTCCGCGCCGGTTCCTTCTCCTCGCTGCCGCTCCAGGTCCGCCAGCGCGTAGGGCGCGATCGCGTGGAGCGCGACGACCACCCGGCGTATCGCCTGCTCTCCGTGGCGCCCAACCCGATCCTCACGGCGCCCCAGTTCTGGCGCTGGAAGCAGATCCAGGAAGACCTCGTGGGCAACGTCTTTGCGCGCGTTGTCTGGGCCAGGGGCGAGCCGGTCGAGGTCTGGCCCATGACCGGCGCGCTGCCCACCATGAAGATGACGCCGGCGGGCATGGCCTACGCCTACTCAGGCGACGTCATCGTCCCGGCAGGCGTCTACCCGGCCAGCGAGATCCTGCACTTCAAGGGGCAGATCCTCCGCAACCCCTACTGGGGCCGCTCGATCATCAACGCCGCCCGCGACACCATCGGCCTCTCGATCGCCTCAAGTCAGTTCTTCGCGCGCTTCCTGGCCAACGGCAACCACTTCCCGGGCTACCTCTCGACCGACCAGGACTTGACCGACGAGGACTTCGAGGCGCTCACCGAGCAGTTCAAGGGCTCGGCCGGCGTGCTTAGCGCCGGCGAGCTGCGCATCTTCGACCGCGGCCTCAAGCTCCTGCAGAACGCCATGAGCTTAAAAGACGCGCAGTTGCTCGAAGAGCAGCGGTGGATCTTGGAGGAGTGCTGTCGCCTCTTCCGCGTGCCACTGCCCCTGCTGCAGGACTGGACGCACGGCACCTACACGAACGCCGAGCAGGCCGGCATCTGGTTCGGCCAGCACACGCTGCTGCCGCTGGCCGTCGACACCGAGGCGTCGATCGCGCAGCGCCTCTTCCTGCCGAGCGAGATCGCCGCCGGCTACTTCACGAAGTTCAACATCGACTCCCTGCTGCGCGGCGACTTCGCCGCGCGCTCACAGGGCTACTCCATCCTCATCCTCTGCGGTGTGCTGTCGCCGAACGAGGCGCGCGCGCTGGAGGACTGGAACCCCTACGACGGTGGCGACGAGTACCGGCTGCCGCTCAATACCGCGCCGGCCAACCTCTTCCTCAGCGCGCCGGCGCCGGTGCCGGCCGCGGACAAGGTCAAGGCCGAGGAGGTCGCGCCCTCACCCGATGCCGCGCGCAACCTCGAGGCCGGCGAACAAGCGCGCTTCGCGGTGGCCACCATGGTGCGCCACTCCGGCGACCTCATCGCGCGCCGCGCGCTGGAGGACAAAGAGCGGGGCCGACCGCTGACCGACACCGAGGCGTTCGCCCACCGCGTGCTGGCGCCGGTCTGTGAGTCAGCGGTCCACCTCGGCATCGTGCTGCAGCCGCGCACGCTCGTGGAGCACTTCGTCGGGCGGCGTGACGGCGACTTCATCATGACGCCAGCTTCAACGGCGCAGGACGAGGAGGGCGCTTCATGAACTCAGAGCTTCGCATGAGGGTCGTTCCCGACCTGCGTTTTCTGACCGCCGGCGACGGCGCGCCCGACCGCATCCAGGGCAAGGCGATCGTCTACGGCGCCGTCTCTGAGGACATGGGCGGCTGGCGCGAGGTCTTCGCGCCTCACTCGGTGGAGCTCGACTGCGACCTGCGCATGCTCAACGACCACCAGACCAGCATGGTCATCGGTCGTCAGAGCGCCAGCACCCTGGACGCCTTAGACGACGGCTCGGGCATCGTGGTGACCGGCTACCCGCCGGACACGAGCTGGGCGCGCGACCTGCTGGTCTCGATGGGCCGCGGCGACGTCAACCAGATGTCGTTTCGCTTCCTCGCCCTGGAAGACGACATCGCCTGGGTGCCCAGCGAGGCGGCGCCGGACGGCGGCTACGTGCTGCGCACCGTGCTGCGCGCCATGGTCAGCGAAGTGTCGGTCGTGGCCATCCCGGCCTACCCGCAAACGATCGCCCTGGCGCGGGCCAGCATCAGCGGCGAGCTGCGCCGCCGTGTCTGGGCGGCGCTGCCCGGCGAGCTGCGAGAAGGCAAGGTGCTCTCCGCCGAGAACCTCGCCGCTTTGATCCAGATGCACGACCTCGCCGAGACGGTGCTCAACGCCGCCGACCCGGACTGGGCCGCCGACAGCCAGGTCGCCGGCGAGGCTACAGATGAGGCCGAGCCCGGCGTAGGCGTCGAGGGTCGGTCGGCAGCAAAGCAGGACACCGGGGAGGCCGGCGGTCCACCGGTCGTCCCGTCCGGCGCCGGTTCGGCGCGCGCCAGCGACCTCGTGGCAGTGCCCGGGGTCGGATTCATGACTGTGAAGGGAGCTGGCCGCGATGGCTGACTACCGTGAAATGGAGAAGGAAGCCGGCGAGATCCGCTCGCGCAACGAGGCGCTGCTGGCCAAGGGCGCCGAGATGACCCCGGAGGACCGCGACCAGGTCATGCGCGACGTCGGTCGCATGGGCGTACTCGAGGAGGTGGCGCGCGGCCTGCGTGACGCCGAGCTTGAGACCATGCGCGCCTCGGTCGCCGGTAGCGCGCCGGTGGTGGCCGGCGGCGAGTCGCCCGAGAAGGCCTTCATGGCCGACCTGCGCCACTTCATGGAGACCGGCGTGGTGCGCGACCCGTCGGCCGCCGGCGAGGCGCGTGCGGCGCTCATCGGCGGCACGGGCGCAAACGGCGGCTTCCTGGTACCCGAGCCCATCCACGCACCGCTGATCGAGAAGTACCGCAGGCACTCCCCGCTCATCCAGGACTGCACGGTCTTCAACATGAACGGCAACACCACCATGTACCTGCCGTTCAAGGCCACCCACGGCGCCACCACCTCCACCACGGAGACCGGGGCGCGCACCGAGCAGGCCGAGCCGACCTTCGCCGGGGGCGCCGCGTCGGCGCTGCAGGCCTTTGACTACTACACCGACCAGCGCGCCTCGCAGACGTTCTTAGACGACATCCCCGACGCCGAGCAGATGTACCTCGACTGGATCTACCAGGACTTCCTCGAGGGCATGAACGCCGACGCCGCGGTGGGCGCCGGCGCCGGCTCGCAGAAGCTCGCCGGCATCTTCGTGGCGAGCGGCACCTACCAGACAACGCTCTCGGGCTCCGCGGCGGCGCTCACCAACACGGGCTTCCTGACGCAGTTCTTCAAGCTGCCCATCAAGTACCGGGCCAACGCCAAGTGGTACCTGAGCTCGCAGAACCTGGCGATCGCCATGGGCTTTGCCTACCCCAACCTCAACAACACGCCGCTGGTGCTGCCCAACCCCACCGACGGCTCGTTCTCCATCCTCGGCAAGCCGGTGGTCGAAGTCGACGACGCTCCCGCGATCGGCGCCGCGGCCTACCCGGTCGCCTTCGGCGATCTGGCGCGCGGCTATGCGGTCGGCATCCACAAGCAGCCCACCATCCTGCGCGACCCGTTCACCGCCAAGCCGAACGTCATCTTCTACGGCCTGGGTCGCTTCGGCGGCATCCCCTGGGATCCGTATGCGGTCGTGCTCTGCAAGAGCAACAACGTCTAACAGGGGGTCCGTCATGGCAGACGAGGACACCGCCGCGGAGGTCGACGCCGTGCAGGCGCCGGCCGACGTAGCGCCGGAGATCGACGAGGCCGAGGAGGAGGCTCCGCGCGTCGCCGAGCCGTTCATCGACCCGACCGTCGAGGTCCGCTTCACCCGGCGCACGCCGTGGTGCGTCGGCACCGCCGAGGGAGCCAGCGAGCACGTCTTCGAGACCGACGAGGTGGTGGAGCTCCCGAGCTCCGTCGCCCACGTCTTCGTCGGCATCGGCGCGGCCGCCTGGTCGGGCGACACCGAGACCGCCGTCCTCAAGGCCGGCGAGGTGGCGACCCGCAGTCGTCGCCGGCGTAAGTAGGGCACCGTGAGAGGCCGCGGGAGCGTCTCGTTGGGCGCTCCCGCGGCCGTGTTTGGCTAGGGGAGGCGTCGTGGACCGTTTCAGGCAGCAGAGCGTCGGCAGCTACCCGCTCGTGGTCACCACGATCGACCCCGCGACCGAGGCGCCGTGCACCGTGACGGGCTCGCCGACGGTCGTAGTCACCGACGGTGGCGGCGCGCAGGTCTACTGCGGCGCCGCGGCGATCGCCGGCACCACGCTCACTCTGGCGCTGCCGGTCGCCAGCTTGCTGCTGGACACCTACACCTGCGTCTGGACGGGCACCGCGCCGAGCGGTCAGACCACGTGGCACAGCTACTTCGAGATCTGCGGTGGCTTCATCTACGAGATCGCCGACTTCCGCGCCTGGGATCCCACCTTCTCTGACACCACCAAGTTTCCCGCGGCCGTGCTGCGCGCCGCGCGCGTCGCCGGCGAACAGCGGTTCGAGCGCGCCGCGCGCCTGGCATTCGTGCCGCGCTGCAAACGCTGGTCGAAGAAGGTCCAGGGTTACCCCATGCCCATCGGCTACGGCATCGGCTACGACGCCGGGATCAAGCGTTTGGAGACGCACGTCAACGCAGTGCGCACGGTGCGCTCCGTGGCGATCAACGGCGCGGCCATGGTGCCCTCGGACCTGGCCAACCTGACCTTCACCGAGTGGGGCGCGCTCGACCAGCCTTCGGGCGGCTACTGGCTCGACGGCTCGACGGTCTCGGTCGTGCTCGAGCACGGACTCGACTTCGCGCCGCAGCCGGTGGCCACAGCGGTCATGATGCTGGCGCGTGAGTACATCTTCCGCACGGCGCTCGCCAGCCGCGCCACGGTCGAGGCGACCGACGTCGGCTTCTTCCGCCTGTCGGTGGCTGGTCCCGGTCGACCGACCGGCATCCCCGAGGTCGACACGGCCATCTTCGAGTTCGGACGCCGGAGGCCGCGCGCATGAGCGGCTTCCGCGCGCTCGCGCCGCAGGTCATGGACGCGCTGGGGGTTGCCATCGCCGCCACGGCGCCGAGCGCCGCAAACGTCTCCGTGGGCTACCCGGCCGGCGGTCTTGCCGACCAGCAGATCTGGGTCGCCGGCGACTTCGAGGCGGCGATCGCCTGGGCGACGACCGGCTGGCAGCAGCGTGCCGAGGAGACGGACTGCAAGGTGCGCTGTTCGGTGCTTCAGTCGACCAATGTCTTTGCGGACGTGCGCGACGCCTGCACGGCGCTCGTGAACGCAGTCGAGGACGCGCTCGGCGCCGACCGCACGCTCGGCGGGCTTGTCGATCGCTGCGAGGTCACAGCCAGCAGAGGCCAGGAGGCCATTCCCGACGAGCACCAGCGGTCCTACGGCATCGAGCTCACGGTCTCCTGGGCAGGCGAGGCCACGGCGTGACGCTCCTCTCAGGATAGGGGGCGCGATGAGGCGCACCTACACAGTCACGCAGAAGGTCTGGGGCGAGTTCCACGGCGAGCACCACGACGGCGAGTTCGAGCTGCGCGCCGGCGTGGCTGTCGCTACCGACGCCGCCCGCCTCGAGCTGTTGGAGCACCTCGTCGGACTTGGACTGGCCAGACGTGGCAGGCCGCGCCTGCCGGCGCAAACGATCACCCCGGAGGTCTGACCATGGCTGGTGCTCTGCAGATCGGTCGCGACATCGTCGGCGTGGCCAAGCAGACCGCGCAGGGCGCGCTTTCCGCCAACCCGACCTTCGCCCACGGCGTGGCGTCGGGCGACCTGCCGGCCATCGCCATCGGTCAGGCCGACGACCCCATGACCTCGGCCGGGCGCGCCGCGCCGGGCGCCTATCGCAGCTCGGTCGACGAGAAGTTTGCCTTCGACACGCGCGCCTGGCAGAAGTCGATCGGCCTCTACATCCTCGGGTTGCTGGGCAACGACGCCGTGAGCGGCACGGGGCCGTACACGCATGTGCTCACCCAGGCGCTCACCGTGCCTTACCTGTCGATGTTCGCCAAGAAGAGCGACGGCACGATCGTCGCGGTGCGCGACTCGAAGATCACCAAGCTCGAGTGGTCCTGGTCGGACAACCAGCCGGTCGTGGTCTCGATCGAGACCGACGGCTGTGTGCTGTCCTTCCCTGCTACGTTTGCGCCGACCACCGACGAGTCGGGCACGCTTAACTACTACACGCCGGTGGGCGGCACGTTCAAATACGACGTCGCTTCGGCCACTCCGGCGGTCGCCTCGGTGGTCGGCGGCAAGATCACCATCGCCCAGGACATCACCACGCCTATCTTCTCCGGGGCGATCGAGGCCGGCGACGCGCTCGAGGGCAACCTCAACATCGACGTCTCGCTGGACTGCATCCCCGCCGACGCCACGCTGTGGCGCAAGATCCTGACCGGATCGGCGTCGGGCACCTCGATCGCCACCACGCCGCAGTACGGCTCGTTTGAGGTGAGCTTCGCCAAGGGCGCCGACTCGATCAAGTGGGGCGCCTACAACGTCGGCTTCCTGGGCGACCTGCCCAAAGCCGACGCCAAGGGCGGTCCCGGCACCATGACGATCGCCGGCGGCTGCTACCCGGCCGCACCGGGCGGCACGCCTATCACCGCGACGCTGATCAACACCGTCGCGTCCTACTAGGAGGGGTCCTGTGAAGCGCGTCATCGTTCGTTACCTCGAAGGCGAAGAGCAGACCGCCTGGCTGCAGCCTTACGACGACATGCTCAAGAACCGCGAGCTCGCCCGGCCGGCCTACCGCGACCCGGACACCGGCGAGGAGTGGGTCACCGACGCCGAGCGCCTGGCCTGCAACGCCTTCTTCGCGCTCAAGCGAGCCGGCCTGGTCAGCGACGCCGAGTTCATGAGCTGGTATCAGCGCGTAGACGAGATCGAGCCGCGCCTCTCGCACGCAGACGTCGAGGAGCTCGTGGCCACCGGCCAGGTCAGAAAGGCCGAGGCCGAGTACCTGCACCGCCGCGTGGAGGAGCTCGGTGACGGCGCGGGGGAATCTCAGGCGCCGCCTTCGCTGTAGCGAGCGCGGCGCTTGGGTGCGGGTTCGGGCTCGACCTGCAGAGCTGTGACGGCGAGGTCTTCGCGGCGCTTCAGGAGCTGCTTGAAGAGCAGGAGCGCGAGCGGCGCCGGGAGGAGCTGCTGGCGCGCTACAAGGAGACGATGGGGTGAGGGTTTCGGGCAAGGTCGTCGGCGCCGGTGAGACCGGGTTCTCCGCCGAGATCCGCATCGACGGGCTCGAGGAGACACTCGCCGCGCTGCGCATGCTCGACCGCGACATCTACGCCGGCCTGGTCCGTGGCCTCAAGACCGTGGGCGACCTGCTCGTGGTCGACGCCGACGCCGCGGCTCCGCCTGACGCCAAAGGCGGCTACGGCGCCCGCATGACCGTGCGCGGCAAGAAGGTCGGAGTCAAGGTCTTCGCCAAGGCCGGCTCCCAGGCCGGTCGCAACGCCGCCATCTTCGAGTTCGCCGGCACGCGCGGCCAGTCGCGCCTCGGCGGTCCTATCACCGGCCAGGGCGCCGCCATGGTGCGCTGGCTGGACGGCTACGGCAAACCGGGCCGCTTCCTGTGGGGCGCCTGGGATCGCAACAAGGAGCGCGCCGAGAACCAGATCCGCGTGATGATGGCGCAGGCCGAGAAGCTCTGCCAGGACCGTCTCGCCGCCGCCGGGGAGGCCTTCTGATGGCCGTCGTGGTCAACGTCTACGGCAAGGCCTCGCTCGCGCAGATCGACAAGGCGCAGGCGCAGCTCGCCGGCATGCGCAAAGAGGCCGCGGCGCAGGCCGGGCCGTGGAAGAGCATGGGATCTGCGATCAGCTCTACGTGGGCGAAGATCGGCTCGAGTCTTGCCGCGGTGGCCGTGCTGCGCTGGCTCAAGGGTTCGCTCGACGCCGCGCGGGAGTTCCAGCTCGGCACCTCGCAGCTGCGCACCGCCGTCATGGACACCGCCAAGACCGCGGGCCGCGGCGCGGTGCTGTGGGACGCCTACGCCAAGCAGATGCAGCGCGTGGTGGCGGCGCAGTCGAACCTCTCCGCCTACTCGCGCGGCGATCTCGAGAGCGCGCTCACCACCCTGACCCAGACCACGGGCTCCTCTGCGAAGGGCTTGACGCTGCTCAGTCTGGCGACCGACCTCGCGCGCGCCAAGCACATGGACCTCGGCCGAGCTGCGCAGCTCGTCGGCCGGGTGGCCGACGGCAACACCGGCATCCTCAAGCGGTACGGCATCGTCATCGACAAGGGCGCCACGGCCACGCAGGCCCTCGGCGAGCTGCACCGCAAGTTCGCAGGCGCCGCCAAGACTTACGGCGACTCCTCGGCTGGCGCCGCGGCGAAGTTCCACAACGCCCTGCAGCAGCTGCAGATCACGGTGGGCACGGCGCTCCTGCCAGTCATCAACAAGCTCATGGGCTACCTCAACACCGGCCTCGGGCTGTTCCAGCGGCTTCCCGGTCCGGTGAAGACCGTCGTGGTGGCGCTCGCCGCCGTCGCCGGCGCCGCCGCCATTCTCGCGCCGTTTGCCTCAAGCATCCTCGCGCTCGCCAAGGCCATGCAGCTCGCCCAGCTCGCCGCGAAGGTCTGGGCCGGCGTGCAGTGGCTGCTCAACGCCGCCATGAGCGCCAACCCCATCGGCATCGTCATCGTGGCGATCGCCGCGCTGGTCGCCGGCATGATCATCGCCTACCGCAAGAGCCAGACCTTCCGCGACGTGGTGCTCGGCGCCTGGAGCGCGATCAAGACCGCGAGCGTCACCGTCTTCAATTACCTGGTGGCCTTCTTCAAGCGGTGGGGACCGCTCGTGCTCGGCGCCTTCACCGGCGGCCTCGGGCCGGCGGTGCTGTGGGTGGTCAGTCACTGGACCCAGATCAAGACCGCCGCCTCGGATGCCTTCGGCGCCGTGGTCTCCCTGGCCCGAGGCTTCGGCGGGCGCATCCTCTCGGCGGTGGGCGACCTCGGGTCGCTGCTCTACAAGGCGGGGCAGGCGATCGTGCAGGGCCTTGTGTCCGGCATCACAAGCGTCTGGCACACCGTCACCGACAAGATCAGCTCGCTGCTTTCGGGCCTTTCGAAGGCCGCAAAGAAGCTGCTCGGCATCAGCTCGCCTTCGAAGGTCTGGGCGCAGTTCGGCCGCTACATGGGACTGGGCGTCGCCGTCGGGCTGGACGGCACGCGCGGCGCGGTCGCCGCGGCCGGCTCGCGCGTCTTCGCCGCCGCTGCCGGCGGCGGCTTCGGCGGCGGTCTTGCCTTCGGCGGCGCCGGCGGCGCGCAAAGCGTTGTCATCTCTGCGGGCGCCGTCGTGGTGCAGCTCACGATCGGCTCGGGTGCCGCCTCACCACAAGCGATCGGTCAGGCGGTTTCGACCGCTGTCTCTCCCGCGCTCGACCAGCTCGCCCGCGAGGTCCGTCGGGTGGTGAGGCGCTAGTGCCGACCTACACCTTCAAGTCGACCCAGCTCGCCAACACCGGGCGGGCGCAGGGCGGCGTCCAGGCGACCGGCACGGGCAACGTCGTGGTGGCTCTGACCGACGGCACGGATGCGACCTACGACCGCGCGATCGGCAGCAGCAATCCGACTGACTTCCTCGACTACTACCCGCAGCTCTGCCAGCTCAACGGCGAGCGCGTGGTCTCGGTCGTGCCGTACTGCCGCTCCAAGTCTCCCGGGCCGAGCGCGGCCAGCGTCAAGGTCGGCGCCGCGATCACTCCCGGCGGGCCGCTGGTCGAGGGCGTCGCGCTATCTCTGCCGGCCGGCTCGTCGGTGGTCGCCAACTACGCGCTGGCACCACAGGTCGGGCAGTTCGTTGACCCGCTGACCGGCGCCGAGTGGAGCCCGTACTTCGGCTCCGACTGGTTGACCATCTCGCTGCGCGACGCCAACAGCGCGGCCAACGCGGTCTATTGGTACGAGGCGGGACTGTACGTCTACACGACCAAGCCGGCGACGATCGCCGCGCCCACGATCGCCCAGTACAACGGCGGCTGGGTCACCACCACGCAGTACCCGACCTTCTCGGCTCTCGTCTCGGCGCTCGTCGAGAGCTGGCAGCTCTACGCCGGCGGCGAGTTCTGCACCACGGGCCGCGTGGAGTTCTCCGTCTACCGCCAAGCCGATGCCGGCAACGGCGCCTCGCCGCCGGCGGGCGTGGTGCCGGTCATGTCGCAGGTCGTGCCGTTCGATCTGAACGCCTACATCGACGGCGTGACGCTCTCGAGCCTTACGGTCTCGCTTAGGGCGCCGGCGCCGCTTCCCGACGACAGCTACGTGGTCTACGCGCGGGTCGTGCGCGATCACCCGACCGGCCAGGACGTCGACCCGACCGGCAGGAGCGCCTGGAGCTCCTACCAGAAGCTCTCCTGGTCGCAGCTGGTCGGCGGTCCGTATGCGCCGGGCTGCGGCATGCGCGCCGACGACGCGCCGCAGGGCATGCTTGTGAAGATCACGCCGAGCGGTCCCGCCGCCTACACACAGACCAGCTCGGTCGCCTACGTCGAGCGCCTGGTCGGCGGTGTCTGGCGCGCGGTGCGCGGCATGAGCGGCGTGGCGGTGCCGGTCAACGTCGAGACCACGCTCGGCTACGACTACGAGTGCGACCGCGGCGCGGCGAACACCTATCGCTTGCGCCACACCATGGTGCTCACCGCCGACGGTACGCTGGCGAGCTCGCCCTGGACGCAGATGTCGCTTGCCGGGCCGAATCCCATCGGCACCGGCTGGAATCTCAAGGCGGTCGACCTGCCGGGCGCCTCGTGGCTGTCGGCGGGGATCCTCACCGAGCCTGCGGAGTCAGACCAGACCCAGGCGACCATCTTCTACCCGCTGGACCGGCCGTGTCCGGTCGTGGTGAAGGGCACAGCCGGCGGCTGGGCCGGCTCCTATGACTTCATCGCAAGCGGCGCCGCCGCGGTGGCCGCGCTGCGCGCCCTTGTCGACTACGAGGGCCTGGTGTTCGTCGAGACCGCTTTCGGCGATGCCTTCTACTGCTCGCTGACCGGCACGACCGTCAAGCGCCAGGGCACCTCGCCCTCTCCGCGCCTGGCCGGCACGCTGACCTTCGCCCAGGTGGACTGCGACCTCGTAACGGAGAGCTGAAGTGGTGGCCGGCGTGACCGACCTCGGGGTGCTCGCCACGCAGGGCGCGCAGACCATCCTCGTGACCTGCTCCGCTTCGCTTGCCGGCTCACCCCTGGGCGACCTGCACGTGGTCGCCGGGTCGGTGACGGCCGACTGCCGGCGCTCGGCGACCCGCGATGCCACCATCACCGTCGTGCCGAGCGCGGGCCAGACCTTCGACCAGGTGTTCGCCTTGCTGGCGACGCCGGGGCTCGAGCTCTCGCTCGCGCGCGGCTTCGTTCTCCCGGACGGGACGCAGGTCAGCGCGCCGCTCGGCGTGTTCGTCGTCGACCAGCTCACCTACAAGCGCGTCGGCGCTGCGTCGGGCTGGGAGCTCACCGCGGTGTGCACCGACCGCTCGCAGCGCGTGACGAGGACGCGCTGGACGCAGCCGTACCAGATCGCCGCCGGGACGGCACTGGCCGATGCGATCAACGCCGCGGTGCTCTCGCGCTGGCCAGGTGCGCAAACGATCGTCTCGGCGGCGAGCGTGCCCAACACACTCGGCGCGCAGGCGATCTTCGACGCCGGAGGAGACTCCGACCCGTGGGCCGACATCTGCTCGCTTGCGACCTCGTTTGGCTACCTGCTGTCGTTCAACGCCGCCGGCGTGCTGCAGGCGCAGGTCGTCACGCCGCTTGCCAGCCAGGGGCCGGTGTTCACCTTCGCCCGCGGCAGCGCGGCGATCATGACGAGCCAGTCCAAGGTGGTCGCCGCCGACCAGACCTACAACGGCGTGATCGTCACCGGCGAGGGCTCCGGCGTCGGCGATACACCGCCGCGGGCCGAGGCTTGGGATCTGAACCCGGCGTCGCCGACCTATGCCAACGGGCCGTTCGGCGCCGTGCCGACCTTCTACTCTTCGCCGCTCATCACCACGACCGACCAGGCTGCGGCGGTCGCCGCCGCGATGCTGGCGCAGAGCATCGGCAAGGTGGAGCAGCTCTCCTGGGAGCAGGTCACCCATCCCGGACTTGAGCCGCTCGACGTCGTGGCGGTGCAGTTCCCGGACGACACCACGCAGACCTTCATCTTGGACGCGCTCACCGTGCCGCTGAGTGCGACCGACGTCATGACCGCCACGGCGCGCTCGACCCTGGGGCCGTGCTGATGGACTTACACGAGGTCGCCGCGATTCTCGCCGATGCCGGTGGCGGCTCGGACCTGCGTCTGCGCCTGGGCACCGTCACAGCCCTCGCCGGCGACGGCACGTTCTCGGCGACGATCGCCGGCTCAAGCGTCGCCGTCTCCGGGATCCGCGCCTTTGCGAGCGTCTCGCCTACCGTGGGCAAAGGCATCTGGCTCGCCGTCCAGGGCTCGGACGTCTTCGGCGTGGGAGCGATCGGTGCGCCGGCCGGTGTCATTCCCTCGGGGCTCATCGCCATGTGGAAGGGCTCGATCGCCTCGATTCCCGCCGGCTGGGCGCTGTGCAACGGCGCAAACGGCACGCCGGACCTGCGTGACAAGTTCGTGGTGGGCGCAGACGCCGACGTCGCCGGCGCAGCCGCCTCGACGGTCGCCGGCGCCGCGGCGCAGAGCGGCGGCACGGCGAGCGCCACGACGAGTTCGGCCGGCTTGCATGCGCATACCGACCCGGCGAGCGGTGCCTACACCTTGCAGCTCACCGACATCCCCTCGCACCGCCACGCCACGACTGTCGACCTCATGCGCAACGACGCCGCCGGCTCGACCAACACGCACTGGGGCACGTCGGCGGGGCGCTACATCGCCGCCGGCACCGGCGCAGTCGACTTCGCCGGCGGCGGCGGCTCTCACGCGCACCCGAGCGGCGGCCCGACCGATGCGCAGGGCAGCCACAGCCACAGCGCCGGCACGCTGCCGCCATGGTATGCGCTTGCCTTCATCATGAAGCTCTAGGAGGAGCCATGGCCGACGACGCGATCATTCCGGGCTTCACCGCAGACCAGAGCTGGGCGATCGAGCAGGTCCTCTCGCGCGCGGTCGAGAAGGGCGTCGCCGCCGGCATCGAGGCCTTCCAGAAGGCCAACTGTAGCGAGCACGAAAAGCGCACGCTGGCACTCGAGGACACCGTGTTCGGACGCGCCGAGAGAAACGTCGTGGGCCACGTGCAGCGCCTGGCGCTCGCCGAGAAGGCCATCCTTGCGATCGCCGGCGACCTGCGCTGGCTCAAGCGCACCGTCGCAGGCGCCGTCGTCGTGGGCGGTGTGACCTTCGCCATCTGGGCGCTCGAGGCGCTCCTGCGGGCGCACCACTAAGGCCGTTCAGGCTCCAGGGTGCAAGTTCGCAAGTATGAGACCCGCGTATGAAGACCGGGCCATGGAACACCTCTGAGATCGCCTTTGTGCGGACCAACCGCGAGCTTGGCGCTGGCGCGCTGGCCGAGCTTCTGGACCGCTCGGTGCGCTCCGTGGAGAGCGCGGCCTTCCGCGCGCGCATCTCGCTGCGCCGACCGCGCGAGGTGCGCGGTCGGCTCTTCGGCGAGTGCGCCGGAGTCCGCCTCGAGGAGCTGCGCGCCACGATCGCCGGCGAGGCGCCGGCTCACTACTCCGCGCGCCTGGACGCGCGCGCCGACGCCGAGCTCTGCCCGGGCTGCGGGCACCGGCCTATCCAGGTGCAGCGCGCCGGCCTCTGTGGGCCGTGTTATGTGCGCGAGCTCGCCTGTCGCGCTCGTGACGCCGGCGACGAGCTTGCCCAGGCGCGCTGCCTGCTGAGCGAGCTTGTCGAGGAGTACGGCACGGCGCTCGAGCTGCCGCGCATCGCCGCGCAGATGCGCAGTCGGCGCAGCCGCGCTCGACTGCGGGAGGGTGCATGAGCGGCTTCGCGCGACCCTGCCGGGTCTGCGGCGCACGGGCGGCGCCAGGCAAGGACCGCTGCGAGCGCCACGCTTCGGGCTCGGGTCGCCCCTCGAGCTGCCGCAGCTGTGGCGCACGCACCTCAGGGGCCGGCTACTGCCCGGCCTGCGCGGCGGCGCTCGAGGCGGAGCGGCTCGCGGCGCAGCCCTACCGCGCGAACTACGGCGCAAACGAGTACCTCACCAACCGCCGGCGGCGCTTCGAGCTCGCCGGCGGGCGGTGTGAGGTCTGCGGCCAGGCGCTCGACCCCAAGCACTTCGAGTGCCACCACGTCGTCGCCCTGGCCGACGGCGGCGACTCCTCGCTTGGCAACCTGCGCGTGACGCACGGACGACCATGTCACCAGGCACTCACGGCGGCGCAGCGCCGCCGGCGATCTTCAAGGAGGGGTTCTCGTGGCGACACCGGCACAGCTCATCACCCGTAAGAAGGCCATGCTCTCGTGGGGGGAGGCTGCCGGCCTTCCCGTCCCCGCCGGCTTCAACGCAAGCCTGGGCACCTTCGGCGGGCCGGCCGAGCGGTTCCTCATGGAGATCCAGCGCACGCTCGGCGTGCCGGCCACCGGCATCTGGGGGCCGTCCGTACAGTCGGCCCTGTTTGCCCGAAGCTCGGGCGCCATCGGCACGCGCTACGAGCACGCCGTGCGCCGCTCGGGTACGCGCCCGCTGTCCGCCGTGAAGCTCTACGTGCTGCACGACATGGAGAACGCAAACGAGCTCAAGGCCGCCGAGCAGACCGGCTCGTTCTTCGAGTCGCGCTCAGCGACCGGCTCGGCGCACTTCGGCACCGACGACGACTCGATCGAGCAGTACCTGCCGCTCGAGGTCATCCCCTGGGGCGCGCCGCACGCCAACGCAGACGGCATCCACATCGAGCAGATGGGCCTGGCTGCCTGGACTGGCGAGCAGTGGCTCACGCGGGGCGCCGGTACGCTGCTAAACACCGCCTGGCTGCTGGCTCACCTCTACCGCCACGCCACGCCCCACGTGCCGCTGCGTGCGCTCTCCGACGCGCAGCTGCGCGCCGGTGATGGCGGCGTCACCACACACCGCCAGATCACCCGTGTGCTGGGCGGAGGCACACACACCGACCCGGGGCCGGGCTATCCGCTGGGCTACGTCATCCGTCGGGCGCACGTCTTCGCCGGCATCTGAGAGGGAGGGCACATTGATCTTCAAGACCGGCAAGCTGCCGAAAGTCACCGACGAGCGCACGCTGCAGCTCGCGCACTATCTGCCCGCCGCAGCGTCACTGCCGGCGCCACCGCCGGCCGTGGACTACTCAGCCGCGGTCACGGCCTGGGGCATGATGGGCAACGACCGCGTCGGCGACTGCGCGCTGGCGGGCATGGGCCACGCCGACCTGCTCTGGGCCGCCAACGCCGAGCGTCGCCGGCTGCGCATCACCACGGCCATGGTGATCGCCGCCTACTCCAAGGTGACCGGCTACGTGCCGGGCGACCCGAGCACCGACCGCGGCACCGCGCTACTGGACGCGCTGCGCTGGTGGCACAAGCAGGGCATCGCGGCCCAAACCATCCGCGCCTTCGTCGAGGTCGACCCGCACGACACGGAGAACGTGAAGCGCACCGTCGACTGGTTCGGCTGCGCCTACCTGGGCGTCGAACTGCCCGACGCCGTGCTGCCCACCTCGCCGAGCTCGCTGCCGGCGTGGACCTGCTCCCCGGACGGCACGCCGGCGCGCAAAGCGAACCCCCACAACGGCCACTGCGTCATCTACTGCGCCTACAACGCCGTCGGGCCGGTGGCCGTCACCTGGGGCACCACGGTGCAGTGCTCGTGGGCCTTCCACGAGGCCTACTGCGACGAGCTCTACGCCTTGCTGGCGCCGTCCTGGCTGCAGGCCGGCTGGCTTTCCCAGATCAATCCGCTGTTCGACGCAGCGACGCTGGCCGCCGATCTGCGTGCGATCGCTGCCTAGAGGAGGTCCCGACGTGAAGAGGTTCCTGGCGAAATGGAAGCCCATGGTGCGCACCATGGCGACCGTCTTTGTGGCCGGCTGTCTGGCCTCTGCGGCGGTCAACCTGGTGCTGCCGCTCGACCTCTCGAGGCTCGAGGCCGTGGTCATCGCCGGCCTGGCGGCGGTGCTCACCTGGGCGGGCAACGCCCTCAACCCCAGCTACGGCGCCTACGGCCTGCGCTGGAGGCACCGCAAGCTCTGAGGGCGACGCCGCCGACTCACGACCGCCAAGCTCGGCTTGCACGGCCGCCGGGTCGTGGCATAGCATTCCGCACGTTACGTACGTTCTGGAGAACGTACGCAACGTGCATCACGCAAGTCCGAGGTGGGGGTCAAGATGGTCGGAGCCGAGGAATTCATCGACCTAGTGAGAGGACTGATGACCATGAAAGAGGGTGGTCCTGCGGTACTGATGACGACCGGTGAGGCGGCGGCCCACCTGGCGGCCCGCTACGGGGCCATGACGGTACCCGCCTCGGTACGTTTCTGGTGTGACTCAGACGAGCTCGACTACGCCGTCGTGGGCGGCCGCTATGTGATCGGCGCCAAGGCCTTGGACGAGTTCTGGGAGAACCGCATCGAGCGGTGCTGGCGGCGCATCCAGGAGCTGCGCCGCTCAGAGGGGCGTGACGCCGGCGAGCCGTGATGGTGCCCGCCTATCCTCCCTGCCTGCGAGGAGGTGATGCCGCTGTCTGAACGTTGACCGGCAACACCGACAAGCAAGGAGGATCCCTTGCACTGCCCAAAAGAACGGCGGGCTCCCCTGGAAGAGACGCCCGCCATCCATCCACTTGCATGGACGTCGCACATCATGGGCCTGTTTGGCCCACTCGTCAACGTCGCTGGGCCACTGACGGCCACTGCCCGCCACGGCGCGCCTGCCCGAGCTGAGGGGAGCCGGCGATGAGCCGCGCCCGCGGTGGCGAGCCCGGCCTTCACCCGACGGACAGTCACAAGCCGCGCGAGGCTCGCATCGAGCCGGTCGACCTTTTGCACCTGCCCACCGTCTTGGACACCGCCGATCTCATGAACGTGCTGCGCGTCGGTGAGAACCGGGTGCGCCACCTGGTGGCCGGCGGTGCGCTGCGCCGCCTGCGCTACTCCCGCGAGATCAAGGTCTACCGCGGCGAGGTGCTGCGCTTCCTGCGCGAACAGACCGACGGCGAGGTGCTCTGATGGACGACTTTGCCCGCCAGGCCGCACACCGCCGCTCGCTGGCGGCGCGACGCCAGCGCAACCTGCTTGCCCCACGCCAACCGCAGCGCCTCGCGCTGCGCTACCGCCTGCGCGACTGGGGCTGGGACGGCGAGGCACTCGAGGAGGAGGTCCTGCGCCAGCTCGGTCCGGTGACGGCCGAGGAACGCGCCCTCGACGAGCGCATCGACCGCGAGAACGAGATCATGCGCCGCGCCCTGGCCGTACTCGGCCCCGATACCTTGGACGCCGAGCTGCGCCTGGTCGACTACCTCGAGGAGCACTTCAGAGGCGAGATCGAGGGCAGAGTGCTCATCCGCCACCTCTCCGACTCCCAGCTCGACTCACTCGAGCGTTGGGTGGTCGCACGCGAGGCGCGCACCCAAGGGAGGCGCCATGCAGACCTCTGAGTCGGTTACCGAGATCGCCGCAGCCCTTGCTGAGTTCAACGCAAGTGTCGCCAACCCGGTGGCCGACCAGCTCGCCCGAGTCAAGTCGAACCGCACGGGTAGCGAGTACACCTACCCCTACGCCGACCTGGGCGGCATCACCGACGTCGTGCGGCCGGCCCTGGCGGCGGCGGGACTTTCGGTCTTCCAGGAGGTCGTCTGGGATGCGGCGCGCGCCTGGGTGGGGGCCGAGACCTGGGTCTGGCATCGCAGTGGTGAGTGGCTGCGCTTCTCTGCGGTCTGGGTGCCGGTGCCCGACGAGGGCTCAGCCCAGGACATCGGCAAGGCGATCAGCTACAGCCGGCGTTACTCCTACCTGAGCTCGCTCGGCCTGGCGGCCCGCGAGGAGAGCGATGGGCCGGGCGGCAGCGCCTCAGGGGCGCAAAGCGTCACTCGCCAGCGCCGCTCACCGCGACCCGTGCCGGCTGCCGAGCCGCAGACCATCAACCGCGGGCAGTTCGAGGAGCTCATGCGTCGTGCCCGCGCCAAGGGGCGCACCGTCGGCGATCTCGCCGAGCTCGCCATCGCCAAGGGCTTCTGCGAGCCGCTGCCCAAGATGCCGCCGACGCTGCTTGAGTACATCACCAACCGCCTCGAGGCGCTGCCCGACGTTGCAGGCGACGCCAAGCCAGCCGACTCCCCCGAGGTGGCGCCATGACGATCGACGGTGTATCAGTCATGGCGGTCGCCCTGAAGGACCTCAAGCACTGGCGCGGACGACGGAGCTGGTTTTGCGTGCGGCCTCGAGGGCGCCACATGAGCTACGTGGCGATCGAGCGCGTCGAGCGCGCCGGCCGCTACCGCCGGCGTGTCCACCTCAGCGACGGTCTCTACTACGTGGTCGCACCCGAGCACGCCGTCTACGTGGAAGGCGCCTCATGAGCGCCCCCGCGCAGCTCGCCCTGCTCGACCAGCCCGCTTGCGAGCGTGAAGGGGACTCACGCGACCGCGACCCGCTCGGCCAGGCACTGAGCTGGCGCAAGGCCAACCCCGCCGGCTGGCAGTTGCTCGTCTCGTGGGCCTTGGCAGATGCGGCGAGCGACGGGCACTGTTCGATCGCCCTGTATGTCGAGCGCCTGCGCCACCCGGCCTATCGCCTTAACGCAGTCGATGACTGCCCATACCTCATCGACAACACGGCGCGGGCCGGATTGGTGAGGCTCCTGGTCAAGGAGAAGCCGCAACTTCGCGGCGCCTTCACCACGCGCGCAAGCCGGGCCGGTGAGCCGTGAGCGAGCATCTCTACTGGCGGGTCTCGCCCAAGGTCTGGGACGAGCAGTGGAGCGACGATGCACGGCTGCTGTGGCTCTACCTGCTGACCAACCGCCATCGCCTGGCCGAGGGGCTCTACCGCCTGCCGCGCGGCTACATCGAAGCCGACCTGGGATGGTCTGCCAAACGGTTGGCCGAACCGTTCGCCGAACTGCTCGCCGACGGTTGCGTCAAATACGACGAAGCGGTCTCGGTGG